CCCCCCCCTTATCTATTATTATTTAGATGGGGGGGTGGAAATGAGAGAAATGAGAATGTCAAATGAAACTGAGCAAGTATTGTGTATATCTGTCGGTCAAACTGGCAAACTCTCAGTTCCACATTGGGTTGGAAAAATAGTGGAAAGAATCTCTGACATTAGAAGATTAACAAAAAGGTGACAAAATGAACAAAACATGGACAAAGAAAGAAGAAGCAAAACTAGTAAGATTATGGAATGAAGGTTTGACCATTAAGGAAATTGCCAAGAAGATGAAAGGTAAAAACATGGTCAACGTAAGAAACAAAACGCAATATTTAAGAAGAAAAGGAGTCATTGAGAGGAGGTATAAGAGTGCTACCCCAAACACTGCTTCAACAATAAAAGACATTAAAGATGATAATATGCCTAAAGAAGAAGATTCACAAATGAAGATAGTTCAGACTATTAATGAGATTCGTGACTTCCTATTGTTGAAGAATGACCAGTATGGGGATTCGGCATTAGAACCAATTCGTATCTTTTCAAAGGCTGCTAAAGATGAGCAGTTGAAAGTTAGAATTGATGATAAATTAAATAGATTAGTTCAAGGTAACTCTAATATAGAGTCTGATGAAGACGTAATCAAAGACTTGATTGGTTACTTGATACTACTTTTAATCAGCATGAAAGAATGTTGATATGCATAATGTAGGTTTGCCGAGTAAAAACATTACACCTCCTTCCTTATCCTTTAGGCAATAGTAATGTTTTCCTACATATTCACACTCGAAAGAGAGAGGTTTTACAGGGATAATAAACACAAAAGCAATCATGGCTACGTTTGCATACCTCCTACCTGTTCCCGTTTAGGTGGACGGGTTGTGTTTTCCTCTCTCTATTACAATGCGAGATTCCCAAGTATGGTCAAAGGGGCCGGACTTAAGATTCGGTGCGTAGTGCTTCGTGGGTTCAAATCCCACTCTCGCAACCACTCAATAAATAGGAGAAATAACAATGAATATATTCGTAGTAGACAAATGCCCGATAACAGCAGCACAGATGATGATAGACAAGCACGTAATCAAGATGGCAACTGAAACGTTGCAGATGATTTCTACCTGTTTGATTCTAAGGGGATTCAATGCCCCGTATCGAAAGTCGTTTGCCTATCATCCTTGCACTATTTGGGCGAGGCATAGCAAGCAGAACATGGAATGGCTATTCACTCATGCATATGCATTGTGCCAAGAATACACCATTCGATATGGAAAGACACATCAAGTGGAGAAGAGTCTCAACCTGTTTCACTCGGAGATTGAGTTACTGATAGACTATCTTCCAGACTTGGGCTTGACTGAGTTTGCAGTGGCAATATCAGACAACATGAATTGTAGACAGTTGGATGGCTTTGACGAAATGGACGTAGTTGAGAAATACAGACAGTATTACATTCACGATAAATGGTGGTTTGCCTCTTGGAAGACTAAGGAACCAGATTGGTGGCCCAAAAATCATATAGCGAAAATGAGGAGCAGATAGTATGCCTTACAGACATTGCCAATTCATAATGGAAGATGGACATAGATGCAATAGAACCTTTGGTGTTAGAACGAACACATCACAAAGGAAACTTTGCCCAGAACATGAATCAAAGAGAGTTAGACCAGCATCAAGTCCTGTTAGAATAACGGGTAAGCAAGAGAACATGCGTAAGTTTGTTGAGGAACTTTACACTTACAAATGGGAACAGATAGAGAAGAAGATAACCAAGTTGTTCGACTATAATCGGATGACTAATGAGAAGATGGATAAAATCAAACAGAAGCAAGACGTGTTGGATTCAAACTTCAACATGATGAGGGACTTGAATTCTAAGATAACCGAGTCCCTATACGACAAAGGCCCGGAGTATCATGATAAGATACAACGGCAGTTATTGAAATTAAATAATGAGTTAATAAAAATAAGAAGTGATTTGGATGAAATGCAATAAATGTGTTAATGGAGTGATAATGAAACAAATAGCAGTCGCAGAATATATACCAGAACCATGCGATTGTGTAATGGAAGAATGGTTCAAAGGATTGAAGAAGTGATAAAATGAAAAGTTGGAAGAAAGAAAATAGAATGATGATGAAAGTGTGGTATTCACTTGACAAGTATAAGGAGTCAAAGGATTACCTAGATAGTGTGCAGGTGTTGGAGGGAGAGATGTATTACGTCAATACTCCACTTGCAGGAAGTTTCTTGACGATTAGGGACAAGGATGGAAAGGTTGAGAGTATCTCAAGGGAACTTGTTCTGAAGATAGTATGGAAGGAACTACCGAAGTGGGCTGTATTGTCTGAGAAGCAAGTCGTTGACGCTGCTAAACTCAGAATGAGAAACCTAGACAATGAGATAACACAAAGCATAGAACATCTCGATAACGAGAAGAAACTCCAAGAGGAGTTAGCAAAGAACAAGGGGAGTGCTTGAATGAGAGTAGAACAACATGAAGCGATAAAGAGAGAGATTGAGTTCAAATTGGTGAACGACGATGAGTTACCTCCAATCATCATAACGATTGGAGACAATGACTTGCCAAAGGTGGTTCTCAATCAGAAGCATCAGATTTGGTTGAGCCTATATCGAAAGACGATAGGTGGATGTGCCGAGTCTCTATATGATAAGATAGATGATTTGCTAACAGCGCATTTGACTGAGCAAAGAATGTATGAGAAGATGGAGTGATTTAATGTCTAATTATTTCAACGATAGATGCGTGAGTCGTAATGGCAAGCGTAAGATTGGCTATACCAAAGAACAGGCTAAAGCAGCAGTTCGCAATCAGCCGAATAAGAACCTGCAAACATTCTTATGCAGTTCATGTGGACGTTATCATGTTGCTGAGAGTAAAAGCGAAGCAATAGAAATGGAATACCACACAATAAGGAGTTTATTAGGATGACACACATAATACTGAGTAAGAAAAGATGTCTACCATGTAGGCAATTACATAGCATAGTAGAGTCAAAGGGTCTGGATTGGACAACAAAATGGCATCATGAGGAACCAGATTTCTTTGATGCTTTAGCAGTTAAATCAGCACCTTCCTTGGTAAAGGAACTAGGTATGCTGAATGGAAGGCTACATTACAAGGTTGTAGCAATAGGACTGCAAGAAATTTTAATGTATATGAATAATGATATGAATGAAGAAGAGTGAATGAAAATGGAAATACCAAGAGAAGCAATAGAATTAACAATGGAAAGACAAGAAACGCCTAGTGCAAAAAGGTCGCTAGGTAATGGAAGATGGGATAGAGAACTGAAGAGAAGAATGGTTTCTCTATCCAAGGCGGATAACTATGATGACGCTAAACATGAGTGGATAGCAACAGGCAAAGTATGGTGGGATTCATTGGGTGCAATGCCCACATGGGTAACTAAGCATCCATACAAGTGCCTATGCGGTCACAATATTGTATATCACTTTGAGATACACAATACTGAGACTGATGTTAGGGAATCAGTTGGTTCAGACCACATAAACTCCTATCTTATTCTACGTGCCATACGTGAGGAAACTGGTCTATCCGATGACCAAATCACGGATGAGATGATTGAGGAATGGATTGAAGTTAGGGTTGAGGCACTGAAGAAAGATGCTTGGTGGAAGATGCATGGTGATGAGTTCACAAGGATGTTCAACGAGGTCAAGGATATGGATTTGAGAGTGAATGTCAGAACAAATGGAAGATACTATGATTCGACATATAGAATGTATCGTGATAAGACCTTCATCAGAAAGAGAAGCGAAGGAAAATATGGTGAGCCTTTCTATAAGATGGCCTCGATAGTATGGCGTTGGAATCACCCGAACAATCCAAAGGCTCAGATAAACACCAAGGGTTATCCTAATCAAAATCTGTATAATGATTTACTGATGTTTTATTTTACATTGGAAAAAGCAAATGAGCAGATTAAAAAAGAGGACGATTTCTTGGAGTCTAGACTAGAACAACTGAAAAATAACGACGAAAAAGTTCGGGCTAGAAAGGTTGCTGCGATAGAAAGAAAGAAAAAACTCGTAGCCACTGTCCAAGACATAAACCATCAGCCTACTTTCGTTTCTGCCTGTGATTACTATGGGGTTGCTCCCTTCATACCGGAGCAGGGCAAAGATTCATGGGAAGAAAGATTCTTATCGGATATGAAAAGTAGGATGATAAAAGGTGAGTCTCTAAGTGAGAAGCAAGCAAAGAAACTATGGGAAGTATTGTCTTCTGAGAAGAGAGAAGATGTTCCAGCAACCGAGAGGCAAAAGAACTATTTGATTCGTTTGGGGTTTGAAGGAGATATAGACCATATAACAAAGGCTGATGCAAGCACTGAGATAAGCAAACTAAAGAAAAAGAAATGGGGTTGATATAATGAGTAAGAAAGAAATGACCAAAAAACAGTTAGAGGAAGAAGTTGTCACCTTGGGGGCAAAAGTAGATGAATTGACCGAGCAGTTACAACAAGTTAGTGCTGGTTATCAAGGACTAGTAGGGAATGTTAACAATTTGCAAGCCCTAGTAATGAAGTATGAAGAGACAATCAACATACTAACTGGTCGTCTAATAGAGGCTAGGCGACAAGTTAATTAAGAAATTGAGACAAAGAAATGAATTAGGAGGATAATGAAATGAGTTTGACATTGATAATAATAAATGAGACAGGACACACTGAGTTAGTGGGAATTTCCCATACTGATGTGATTGAGCAGATAAACGACCATCCAACACATTGGGTGGTTATTGATTCTGAACTAACCTCAAGAGAGCAGATTTCTGAGGTTAACTGGGATAGCGTTGAGAACGTTGAGTTAATCCCTGCTGTTGTTGGCGGTCTTTGAACCGTTACACAGTTTTGAGATAGTGTGGGCGTAGCCTCTCGTCCACCTATCTCTCCACCATTGGAGGTTATGGTTTGGATTTGAAAGACAATATTAATTTTATAGATAAAGGCCAATTTGAAGCACTTTTCAATATCTTCGGTTGGCAAGTTAGAGAAGTAAAAACTTACAGGGATTGGGATGTCGTTAGAGCAGACTTTTACCCTGTTGGTTATGTATTAGGATTCAGTAAGAAGGCAATCATAATATGTGATGGTTCGATGCGAGTAATCCATGACGGACAGACGTTCACCGACTTTGAGGAAATGCTTCAAAAATACGGTGAAAAAGCCTACGAGACTTTCCCAGATTGGGAGGTCTTGGTCGAAAAACAATGGGCTATAAAAAAGGAAGGAGAATGGGTGGCAGCGTTTTCTAATCTAAGTGAGATGCCATACAGTAAACAAGTGAAGTGTTAATTATGCAAGAGAGTAAAGCAAGAGAGATATTAAGTGATATAACGGTATATATGAAGTATGCAAAGTATATGCCAGAACAGAATAGGAAGGAGACATGGTTGGAACTATGCCAAAGAAATATGGATATGCATATTGAGAAGTTTAAGCATCTAGGTGAAGACTTCCTTCAAGAGATAGAGGATGTATATGCTGATTACGTCATACCTAGAAAGATATTGCCTTCGATGAGGTCAATGCATTTCGCAGGTAAGCCGATTGAGATATCCCCTAACAGAATATACAATTGTGCATACATGCCTATCAATGATGTACGTTGCTTCAATGAGGCAATGTTCCTATTGTTAGGTGGAACAGGAGTAGGTTTCTCCGTTCAAAAGCATCATGTGAGGCAATTGCCTCCAATTCAGCATCCTAATCCCAACAGAAAGAGAAAGATAGTGATAGAGGATTCTATCATGGGTTGGGCTGATGCAATCAAGGAATTGTTTAGGTCTTACACAGGAGATTTGACTCAAACACCTAGATTCATCTATGATGATATTAGGCCAAAAGGCTCTAGGTTGAAGACTAGTGGTGGTAAAGCACCCGGTCCAGCACCTCTTAGAACTTGTATCAGTATCATTGAGGGAATTCTTCAGAACAAGGAGAATGGAACTAATTTGACTACTCTTGAGTGCCATGACATAATGTGCCACATAGCAGATGCGGTATTGTCTGGTGGTATTCGTAGAGCAGCAATGATTAGTCTATTCAGCATTGATGATGATGAGATGATTAATTGTAAAGCAGGGCCATTTTGGGATGGTAATGCACAAAGAATGAGAGCGAATAACTCAGCAGTCATTTTGAGGCATAAGATAGATGAGGATGTTTTCTTCAAACTATGGAAGAGAATAGAGGATGGAGGAACCGGGGAACCGGGACTATATTTCACAAATGACAAGGATTGGGGAACTAACCCTTGTTGTGAGATAGCATTGAGGCCATATCAATTCTGCAATCTAACTGAGTGCAATGTCTCTAATGTCGTAGACCAAGATGACTTGAATGATAGAGTGAAGGCAGCATCTTTCTTAGGGACACTACAAGCCTCATACACGGACTTCCACTATCTTAGGGATATATGGAAGGAAACAACGGAGAAGGATGCATTACTAGGCGTTTCAATGACAGGACTAGCAAGTAACAAGGTTGCTAATCTAGACGTTACAGGTGCGGTATTCGTTGCCAAGAGAGAAAATGCTAGAGTGGCAGACTTGATTGGTGTCCAAAGGGCTGCAAGATTAACTTGCATAAAGCCTTCTGGCACTGCTTCTTGTGTATTGGGAACGTCAAGCGGTATTCATGCATGGCATTCACCATATTACATCAGAAGAATAAGGGTGAATGATGATGAGCCTATATCGGTTTATCTTAACGAGAATCACCCAGAATTGATGGAGAAAGACCAATTCAATCCCAATGGGTATTGTATTGCTCTACCACAAAAAGCACCAATAGGAGCAACCACTAGCAAGGATGAGGATGTTTTCGCTTTCCTTGAGAGAGTGAAGGATGCTTCTATTCGATGGGTTTCACCCGGACATAGCAATGGTCAAAATACGCATAATGTATCTGCTACCGTCTATATTCCAGATGGTAAGTGGGATGAGGTTGGTAAGTGGATGTGGTTGAATAGACACTTCTACAACGGACTATCTTGTTTCCCATATGATGAGAATGCATATCCACAGCCACCATTTGAGGCAACGGATAAGAAGACGTATGACAAGATGATGCAATCACTGAACAGTATTGACTTAACACAAGTCACTGATGATGATAATGATAATTTTAATGATAATCCGGCTTGTGCAGGTGGGGCATGTGAAATATAGTTACCAGATAGTAAAGAATTTGGATGACTTGAATTTGATTAGTGAATATCTCTTGGATGAGATAGACACTATTGACAACATAATGCCTAGTGTGGTTACTCATTACTATAAGCCCGAATATAATTATAGAAATGTTAAGGAGGCAAAGAAAGCCTTCCGAGCATTTATGGGAGATACACTAAGAGAAGAAGCACCGCTAGACTTTTTTCTGCGTTATTTACGCAGATTTTACATAGTCTCAGGTCTAGCGGAAAGTGATAGTGAGGTTAATTCTAGATTAAGAAACCTATATGATATGGCTATGTATATTAAAATGAACAAAGAGGAATGAAAATGGAAATAACAATAAAAGAACTGGAAGAATATAGAACGAAACTAGAGGAAGAATTAGATGCTATCGTCTGTGAAAAAATAAGTAAATGGGAAAGAAGCGGATATACTGCACACGGTATAGTGTGGAACCTACGCAACTTTAACGTATTTACAGGAAAGAAGAAAGTAGATAGCAGGTCAATGGAGCAGAAAGTGAAAGACTCTCATAAGCCTATCATAGTCTATGGAGCAGATGCAACTATGGAGGATTCGGAATGAGATTCACTAGTTGTAAATGTGGTAGCACTGAATTTGAGATGACAAGAAACGGTAAGATGGAGTGTGTTAAGTGTGGTAACTGGTTTAGCCCATTCTCATCCCAAGAATACAAGGTGATGAAACCTAACGGTAAACATTACTTCTACGTTGTATTTACCCCTCATTTCATTGACAGGTTTGAGAGTAACTTCTCACACAAGAACATAACGATGGATGATTTGGTCAAAGATGCTCTAGCAATAGAGAAGGCCACTACCATGAAGAGAACACAAGGAACAAAGTGGAACAACAAGCACATCTATTGGAGATACTTCTTCAATCCAAAGAGGAAGAGATTGGAGATGGAGTTCCTTTCATTGACAGATACGAAGTATTTGACAACTAAGTATCACAAGAAGGTAGAGTTCGTGAAGGTGGTTTACTGATGGATATGAAACAGGTTCACGATAAAATGAACAAGGGTCTTCTGATTAAGTCTTACAGGAGATGGCTTTTGGATAACAAGGTATTCAACAAGAGTAGGAAATATGGTAAACTAAGGCAACCGATAGTAAATGGACTAAGGTATTCTTGGAGTGAGTTCCCAAGGCTTCCAAAGGATGCTATATTGGTTCACATGATATCACAGGGATGTGACTTGGAATACATGAGGAAACTAGATGCAGAAGGATTCTACAATGAACAAAGAGAATGGCACGTCAATTTCGGTAAGAGTATATTTTTGGGAGAGGAAGAAGAATGACAACACTACCACAAAAAGAGAACATGGATTATGTTCAAGGCAAGTTAGATGGGATGGAATTGGCCTTGAATATAATCAACAGAAGAGATGTGAATAACCATTCTGTTAGATGGTTGGTTAAAGAGATGCAATCTCTTAGAGAGAAGATAAATGATATTGCTAAGGAGGAAGAGGAATGAATAGAGATAATTATTACATGAGAAGATATGGATGCACAAGGAATCAATATAGAAGGATAATGAACAAGACTAGGTATCAAGAGGGCTTTGATGGTTCTCTCGATGAATATGAAAAGAGAAAGAAACTCATTCTCAAAGGGACTGAGTGATATGTTCGATGATTATGGACACAAGTGCAGAATCAAATTGATTGTCAATACTGCCGATGACAGTAACAGACATCACTATACTGATGTTGATGTCTATTCAACATATGCGATAATGAGTGGTACTAGTGCTGATTGGGAAAACAGGTATGAATTGAACTGCCATGTTGCTAGAGGAACCAATAAGGGAGAACCTTTGATTGAGGGAATAAAGCAATCACTGACGAATTTCCTATGTTGGGGGGCTAGAAGCAGATGGAGACAAGCACCTAAAGATTTCAAGGTGGCCTTCGTATTACCCAATAACAACAATGCTACATTCATGGTAGAGAAGAATGACCCATACTACAAACTGATGAGTCAAAGAATCACTAAGAAGAATCTGATGACTGCATTGAGTCGTGCTTTGTATAGGTCTTGCTTTGAGGAAGATGCTCAAGTCTTGACAATATACCTATTCAGAATGATAATGCTACCGGAGAATGTCTCATACGTGCTTGAGAATAGAACACCGTTTTGGTTCTTCGACGTTGAGACTAGGGAGAAGGTTGAGGTTAGACTGAATACTAAGATGATTGATAATGACGTTGCTGTATTGGAGATATCTGATGGAGTATGGGGTCCAATAAGTGTAAAGGACTTGGATGTGTTTGTCAATTACTTCTATCATGGTCAAACAAGAGCAAGAAAATGGGCGTATATGTCACCCAAGAAACTATGGACAGAATTGATGGGAGAACCGCCAACATCTTCACAAGAACAACTTATGGTTGAATTCCTATGTCAAAACAGAACACAGGATATAGTTGAGGAGAGAGCCAAAGAACTGATGCATTCATTGACAGTCAGATACCCAGATAGAATAAGATTGGTTGAAATCAACGAAAATTACGTTGCTATGCTTGTTCGTGGAAAGAAAGCAGATTGGGTTATTGTTGACTCCAATTACAAGACCCAGATTCAGAAGGTGAAGACCTTTGTGTATATACACAAGGATTTCGTTCCAGAAGACGATACAGGCAGGAACAATTCTACACATGGTATGAATTTCATGGGTGGCAAATTAAGAGGCCCGATTTGCATAGATAACATCCACACCAATTCAAGCCTTGGCGACCAATATGCTGCTAGGGGTCTAGCATTGTTGAATGACAATATAACGATTAAACTAGTGAATACCATTGGTAGGTATCTACCTAATAACTTGAAGAATGTTGAGGATGCGGAATCTAGGTTCCCCATCCCCTTCGGTGATATAATGGGTCATGAGGAAGATTGGAAGGTGATTAACGGTTGAATTGCATGAATTGTGACTCAACATCAACTTATGTTGACGATAGATTAGGTGAAACTGTATGTTCTGATTGTGGCCTTGTCCTTGTTTCTAATATATTTGAGGACAGGGTATCACAATCACTACCATTGAATGAAGATGGCACTGAGGCTTTGAGGATTGGTGACAAAGGAAGATTGGGTTCTGTATTCAACAGCACTGGTTTCAGTGGTAGTTATATCAAGAGGCTAAGTAGGACTCAATTGAAGTTCAAGGGTAGGCAACAACAATCCCTAAACAGGGGTTTCATTGAGTTGAATATGGTTCTATCACCATATCTACCGAATAACTCACTGAAGGAGAGAGCGCATCACTATTACAAGAGGCTGTTCTTCAGCAGGGAAATGCAGGGATATAACATAGACATTAGAGCAGCAGCAATAGCACTGATAGTTCTACGTGAAAATGGAATACCTGTGACTGTATTTGAGGTAGCGCAGAATAACAGTTTACCTAATTCAAAGGTATCTAAGTGTGCTAGAAAGTTAGCGAGAGCATTGAACAAGCCATACATATTACATTCAATGCCGATAAAGTCTTGGAGCGATAGGGTCACACATGACCTAATAATATCGAAGTATGGCAATGAGGAACTAAAGAGGAATTTTAAGAAGGACTCAGCAGAAGTGATAGAATACGTCCACAACTATGTGACTAGTAGAGATATAACATTCACTAAGAGTTACATGGCTTCTGCGTTATGGATTACAGTATGTCTAAGGGCATTTGGAACACAGCCAGAATTTACTCAACATGAGATAGGCAATGCCACCAATTGTACTCCTGTATCATTGAGGAATAGGAACAAAGAGACATTCAGTATGTTCAATGTGGACAAGAAAGCCTTGGCTAAAATGACAGTCAAGCAGTTTATTGCAGGTGTAAGATATGAATAAGAAAAGAAAGATATTGATAATAGGAGTAGGTGGAATAGGGAGTTATTTGACTCCACTATTGCATAAGACAGGGTTGTATGACATACACATATCAGACCCAGATAGCGTTGAAGAGAAGAATCTGTTTTATCAGAACTTCAATACTACGCACTTAGATAAACCCAAAGTTAGTTGTATTGTGGAGAATGACGTGATAGGTAGTAGGAAGCCTTTCCCTATCCTTACGAAACAGCAATTGAATGGTTTTGATTTGGTTGTGTGTTGTGCAGATAATCTAGATGTTAGGCGTTTGCTTTACAGACAGGGGTTTCAAGAAGACTGCAAAACAAAGTGGTTGGACTTGAGAGCGCAAGGTAGGAATGGTGCATTAATCAGTTATTTGACTGACCCAAAACTATGCGATACATTCCTAGCAGGGCCAGACGGTTCATTCAGTTGTCAAGGTGAATCGTTTGGAAAGTCAATGAAGACTGAGAATTTGCATTTTACCCATGTGGCAATCGCTGGCATGGCAGCACAATGGATGCAAAGATGGTTCAATGGGGAGAACGTATTTGACAAAAGAATAGTAAATATATGAAAGGAAGTGAATAAATGAGTTGGACGAAAGAACAAGAAGAAATGCTAATGATGTTAGTTAAAGAAGGAAGAGATGTCAATTCGACATCTGAGGAAATGATAGCGAATGGCTATGAGAACAGAACACCACGTTCTGTAAGGGCAAAATACAGGGCTATGACAGGAGAATCTTGGCCTACTAGCAAGCCTGTTGAGGAACATACAGTAATTGAAGTAGAAAAACCAGAAGAAGATGTAGTTATACTTGAAGAAGTAAAGATGCATTTAGAAACAAAGGAACCTAAAAGCAACAACATTAAATACGCTGTTATTGGATTCTTATCGCTGGTAATAGGTGTTATAGTATATTGGTGGGTTTATTAATGTATGAAGACTTAGAAGTTAAAAAACATGATTGGAGAAAACAGATTGAAGCAGGATTCAAATGGAATAGAGAAGTTTTGTATTATGCTATATGGGAAATGTCTCTAACTGCTTTTGATAAACCTAGAGAGGTTCAAGTGCTAATAGATGCAAATGATAATCTTTTCATCTCAGTCGGTTCTCCCGGTTATGTTTCCTTTGATGGACAAGATGAGCAATTATACGGTAAAGACAAACCCAAGATGAAGTTTCCGTTGAAAGAATGGATTCATACCCATCCTTTTGGCAAAGCATACTTTAGTAGCACAGATTTGAGGACGATATCTTTGTATCGAAATCACATGGATGAGGCAACTGTTTTAGGTAGTAACGAGAGAATGGCTTTGAAGTTCGGCGTTGGTCCCTTCGGTCAAGACTATCAAGAATATGTCCAGCACTACTTTGTGGGAGAGGAAGAAGAATGAAGAAAATAATGAGTTTGATGATTGTATGTGCTTTGTTTGCTGGTTGTGCTGAAGCAATTCCAGACCCGGAGGATGTATATGGTGGAGATGATGGAATACAGAAGGAATGGCAGAAGATGAATGGTGAATTCACTCTAATGCTAGAAAATAACACAACCTTGGTCTACGCAGAAGAAATGTGGTTAGATACCAATACCACACACGGTTTGATTGACTTACTCAGTTTCAACTACACTGCGAAGCATTTGAGTTATGTTGTTGATAACAACACAGTGACCTTCACCAACAAAACATACAGGATGACCGGACTTCTACAACAGGATGGTTATCTATGGTCTAATGGTCTAGCACCAGAATTGGGTAATGCCACGATGCATTTCGCTGCATTCCCATTTGATGTTACCATAGAGTATGAGATAATATACAGGGTTTGGGATGGCAGGGAATGAGTGCTATAACAGTCAAATTCCCTGCACCCTTACCTGCTGAGATACCATGTCCCATTTGTAGATATGAGGATGGAAAGAAAGGTAGGGGTTGTATTGCCTGTAAGTTTGAGGGCAAGATAAATCTCACAGTGGATGCTAAGATACCAATACAAAGAGCGCATATAATACAATATGTGGCTAACAATCTAAGCGCAGTATCTTCAGAACTGACTAGGTTATATGGATTGGTGCCGAAGGTAAATACTGTTGAGGTGATAGAAACTGAGATGGGTAGTTTTGAGATTGTTCAGATTAGTAGTCTAGGTGGTTCAGTATGGGTAGCAAACAGATTAGATGAGTTTGCTGCACCTAGATACATGTTCAGTCATCAAGACTTGGAGTTATTCAAAGGAGGCATCCAAAATGAATGATGAGAAGATAATAGCAAGAATCCCAAGAAACGCCAATCAAGAATTGGTTGTTAGGACGGCAAACACTTGGAACATTGATATCGTTGATATGCGATGGTATAGTGGTGGAAATCCTACTAGAAAGGGATTGAGAGTAAATGTAGAAGAATGTAAGACGCTAATTAAAGCATTAAGAAAAGCAATAGGTGATGAGAATGGAAACAGTAAATTCGATGAAGAAAAGAGTAAAGAGCAAACTGAATGAAGGGACACACGTATCTCCCGAAGTTTATGCTACACTAGCAAGATTATCTGAGGTTTATACAGAAAGGCTAGTTAGAGCAGCAATCCTCGTCTTTAGGGATGATGATTCTGCTAGTAGGTTCAACAAGAACCATGTGTATGAGGCAAATTATATGCTTCACGTTGGCACTGAGCCGGGAGTTGAACGTCAATGACATTGGCATCATTCTCTAGTATGTGCCAAGCATTAGAGAATAAAACACCCACAGCAACAGTAGACATCATTGTAAGTTCAATGCCTTCCTTTGATAGCATTGGAAGACTGATGTATGTTCTTTCTATGGAGTATGAGATAAACAACATAGGTAACAGGAGAGCAATAACTTGGATTGCAGAAGCACTTGGGTTGTTTGAGGAAGAAGTAGAATCAGCAGTCCATACATGGGGAGATATTGGTGAAGCAGTCTACGAGATAGATGAGGGTAATGAGAAGGATTCTGATATATCCATGAGTGCCTTTGTTGCATTATTGGAGAATGATTGCTCATCAATGACTAGTAACTCCTTCACAATATTCAAGGAGAATCTTAACAAGATGAGTGCGAGGGAAAAGAAATGGTTCCTTCGCTATTGGTTGAGAACACCCAGAAACGGTATTAACAACAAGATACCTTTGAAGGCGATTGCCAAATACTATGGCAAGGCAATAAAGGATGTTGAGAAGTATTCTAGGTTCAATAAAACACATGAGATATGCGTATCTCTATCAAACGATGTTGAGCCAGAATGCAAGTTAGTGCATGGTCAATTCGTTAAGCCTATGTTAGCAAAGGCAAAGAAGGAAACGGATATCATACAGAATCCAATAATAGATATCAAGTATGATGGTAATAGATATCAGATACATCATTCATTCGTATCTGGTCTAAACCAGACTTCTACGATAATATTCAATCGTAAGGGAAATGTAGTCACCAATCAATTTCCTGACATCGTTGACATAGTATCTAACATGGGTCATTATGACATTATCATGGATTGTGAGATTTATCCAGTTGACATGCAGGGAAACCCTGCTGAACACAAGATGCTCGCAAAGAGAGTCCATAAGAAGAACAAGGAAGAGGCAGTTCAACAATGCCCTGTCAAATTAGCAGTTTTTGATTTGCTTTACCTAGATGGAATTGTATTGATGGAAGATTCCCAAAGAGATAGGATGAATGCGTTGAAGGAAGCAATAGACCCAGAATACCAGACGTATGTATTTCCAGATAACATAACTATGGAAAGCGCATATAGAACTGCCATAGACTTGGGTTTCGAGGGAATAATGGTGAAAGACCCGAACTTGCCATATCATTCTGGGAAGAGAAGCAAGGGTTGGTTGAAACACAAGCCACCTAGATTCAACTATGACGTTGTTATAACGTCTGCATCATATGGTGAAGGCAAGAGAAGTCATGTCTTTGGGACATATGGCATATCCGTAAAGGATGGCTCAGATTACGTCCCTGTGGGTAAAGTAGGGACAGGATTCAGTGAGCATGATTTAGAGTGGTTGACAACTGAACTGAGAAAGAATGTCGAATCGTATTCCGATGATAGGATGCATTTCCTACCACGTATCGTTCTTGAGGTAACGTGTGACTTAGTTACCACAGACTCCAATAATAACATTGGTCTACGTTTTCCACGTTGTATTAGGATTAGAAAAGATAAGTATGCTTCTGAAGTTGATACGCTAGATACCTTAAAGGAGGTAATGTAATTGATTAAAGAAGGTTCAATGACCCTTATAGACGCTATACCTTATAATTGTGTAAAAATTGAAGGTAATATGGCGTATTTGAAGAGAGCAGGTGATGAAACTAGGGGGAGATTCAAGAAAATGGAGGCGAAAATGGTTCCATATGTGGATGATAACGGCACATTAGTAGTTCCAAAGCCACCTCCCGTCAATAGAAAGCGTTTGTCTAGGTTTCATTTTGTGAAGGTAATCAAGGAAGCAACTGAATTACCACTGTCTCATGATTTGGCATATTATGTTGCAGACCACCTTGAGGGATTGGTATACTCATTGGCTTCTAGAGCAGAAGAGAATGCCATACAGAATGGGGATAGTAGAATAACTGCGGCCCACTGGTATCACCTACAACTAGCCCCTCAACAGGGTTATGGTAAATGGGATGAGAATCGTGAGTTTGCCAAGGAATACAAGAAATATCTATTGGAAGAGAAAACAAAGATGGAGGATGTAGAAGATGTATGATGTTGATGTTAGTGATGTAGTAGCCCAATATGGTGGGTGTGATTTGATTAGGTATATGTTTTACTCTAAACCCGGAAATAGAGACATGCTTATTCTAAAGTCCGGCATAGAAGATGTGTATAAGCATCCTTATTTTGTCAAGGTTGAAGAGATAACCGAGGAACAGGCTAGAGCATATGATGTTAAACGTGGTTGGTTGATTACTTTCATATTCACTTATGATATCAAAGAAACTAAGATGGCTGAGTGGATATCAATGGGCTTGGATGAGTTACGAGTGAAGCATGAATTAGTGGAAGTAAGGGAGATAGTTAGTGATGTATAACGACGACCAACTAATAGGAATTCTAATTTCTATCGCAAAGCCAGAGATACATGTATCTAGGGCAGATAACACCAACATAGGTTATCGTGTTAGAGTTAGAGTTAACATAAGAGGGTCGGAAGCATTCTTGCTTGGTATTCATAGAACACTACACCAAAAGGGAATAGAATCAAAATATAAATCAGAAGAACATAGAAGTAGACCAAGACCAATCCTTACCGTAGGAGGGGTGTTGAATATATGGAAACTTACTCAACTTGTGCCAGAAACATTGCCAGATGCGAAGGACTGTTGGGGTGAATTAAGACAGGTAATAAAAATAATAGATAGTGGAGAACATCATACTCTAGAAGGACTAGATAAGATTCTTAGATTAAAGGGAGAGATATGATGGAATATCCCGATGAGGAAGATATTGCGATATTAGAGACTGAGACATATCGAACACTTAGAGATGGATGTAAGGATTGTGGCTACCGCCATGTTGTATTTCAGACATGCATAAGTGTTGAGGAAGAAACTAAGGTTTTCTTCTTGAAGATAGAATGTCCTAAGTGCAATGTTGAATATACAGATATAATGCATATGAAGGAGATATCATGATAATAGGAATGGAAACTAAAAGACCAATAATAATTGTAGGAAAAGAAGGAACGGAGAAGAAAGAACAAGCAATAGCCTTTTTCGATGACCCAATTGTAAAGTATGCCAACGAGTATGACATTGTTGATAATTACAGTATTCCTATTGATAGGGGTATAGTCATACTAGAGGCCAACTTCAAACCACAAACGGATTTGATTGTTGATACTTTGTTGAAATATCGAGGTGATGTTGTTCTTACATCGGCAAACCAAAAAGACGTGCCTAAGAAGATATTTTCTTTGTGTAAATTAAAGAGAGCAGGTAAATCTAAATTACAAGCAAAGTTAAAGTTAATGGCTCCTAATTCAGATGAACCAGAAGATTACTTCAAGAACGTGTTTGAGATTACTCATGATTTCTTGAAGAACAAAGACCGTGATGATGTTGCATTGAAACTTAAATTGAACAAACCACCGGATGTTCAATTGTTATCTTGGTTGACAGCCAACATACATCCCAATAAATTAGCCTACATTGATGCTAAGGTAAAGAGAAGATGGTCACAGGACTACTTCTACGAGTTATTGGCATACTCTCACAATGGAACACTTGCCCGTAGTGCAATCATTCCATCAAAGAGAGCATATGATAGGGATGCTCAGATATGTAGAAAGGTTGGGCTGAAAAGCCATGAGAAGTATATCTTAGAGCAATTGAAGCAAGACCCTGTATTCGTGAAATACATGAAGACTAAACTGAACAACGTTCAGAAACGCAGGGCCAAGATACCAGATAGAGTATCTAAAAGAAAGAAGAAAGATAAACAGTTAGGATTAGATAATTGGATGTGAATTGAAATGTTATGGACAGAAAAATATAGACCGGAAACACTAGAGGAAATCTTAGGACAAGATAAATTCGTTAGTGATGCTAGAAATTGGAAAGATGGAATGCCTAATCTCCTTCTCTTTGGAGAAGCAGGTATAGGTAAAACTGCGGCAGCAGGTGTAATAGCAAACTTTGTGCTAGGTGAGGATAAGGAGTCGAACTTCTTTGAAATAAATGCCTCGGATGATAGGAGGCTTGAAGTGGTTAGAACCACAATCAAAGAGATTTCATCTGCTATGAAGATAGGCGATGTGCCTCATAAGATAATATTGCTTGATGAGATGGACGGTATGACTCCCGATGCTCAGAATGCATTGAAGAGACTAATGGAGCGTTATAGTTCCAATGTTCGTTTCATCATTACATGCAACCATAGGCACAAGATAATTTATCCATTGCAGTCAAGATGTGCAAACTATGGATTTACCAGACTATCCGACCAACAGATAGCGGTTGCGTTGAATAGAATACTGTCGGCTGAAGGCATATCCAGCGCAGATTTTCCTCAGTTGGAAGAGTTTATAGGGACACTAAATGGTGACTTAAGACGAGGGATTACTGAATTACAGGCGTCTGTTTCAAGTGATACCCCGTTAACAATGCAAATAGAAAGAATGCAACAACCTTACAATGATTTGTTAGAACACATTCTTAATGACCAATATGAATTAGCCCTCAAGAAAATGCATGATATGATACATATGTCGTTAGACATGAAAACTATTTGTGTAGGTATGCATGATGTTATCGTTAAAAAGAATCTACCAACTGCTAAGAAATTCAAATATCTTAGAGTAATAGGAGAAAGTGAATGGAGAAGTGGTAGTATGACTCCTAAAGTATTAGCAGCATGGATGATAGGGCAGTTGATTTGAATGGAGTTCGATGACTATCAAATGCAAGCAAAGAGATTTGCGATATACCCTGTTGATATGAATATCATCTATCCCGCTTTAGGTCTATGTGGTGAAAGTGGTGAAGTCGCTGAAAAGATAAAGAAAATCATTCGTGATGACGGCTTCATAAAAACTATGATGACAAAGCAACCTAGATTGTATGCCTATCCACATAAGATAGAAAGGGAGATAGGAGATGTCCTATGGTATCTATCTAATCTTGCGAGTGATTTAGGTTTGAGTCTAAGCCTAATAGCAGAAAACAACATAAAAAAATTAGAAGATAGAAAGGAAAGAAATGTAATAAAAGGAGAAGGTGATGATAGATGAAGATAAGAATACCGAAAGAAATGTATGATAAGATAAGTGATTATGCTTTAGAGAATGATATAACATTCGATGAGGCTTTATTGCGTTGTTTCAGAATGGATGAACCACAGAGAAATTGGACACCACTGCAACAACAACAGATGGAGAGTGACGATGTATGAGTACCATAATGTCACTAGAGAATAGTAGACAGACAACTTTAGATGAGTTCGGATTTGTTTTTGAGTGATAAAATGAAGTGGTCTGAATACTTTGAAAGAAAGAAAAAATACAAAATGAAAAGAAAATATTGGAGATGAAAAAAATGGAAGAAAAAGTAAATATGGAAATAGCCAAGGCTGCTGAAGTCTTGGGAATGCAGGTTTCTGAAACAGAAACAAAATATATGGAGATATGTGAGGCAAACAATCTTCAACCAGAAGAAGATTGGGCCTTGGCCCTATCTTTGTTTAGACAATGGTTCAGTGGAACCTTTGCCTATAAAGACGCACCAAAGCAACAATCTAGTGGTAATTCACTAGTGAAGAAAGCATCTGGGTATTTCATATCCCTAGATGCCCCTAGAGACATGGCTAAAATGCAAAACGAGAGAATTAAGAATGAGTATCTTAGAGATGCTGATACTACATTCTCTCTAGGTAAAGTAGCAGTTGTTCTAGAGAGCAACGGTGGCTATGAAATCAGTAGGATGCACAAGGGGGATGAGCAGACTAAGATTGTGGTTGAGTTACCTTCTAACTCTCATGAGATAGAGGTAGGTAAATGGATTGTGCCGTTAGATAGCATACAGCAGTATTCTAGCGGCCCTAATGCCAATTATGGTAGGCCACTACCTTCTGAGCAATTTAGGCTCGCAGGAGTCTTTATTGGGAGTGTTGACGGCAATGAGGGTCTTTACTACTTCTCCTACAAAGGAGATGGTTGTAAGACATTCAATCCACAGACCTTCCACTTTGTTCACTTTGACTGTATTCCAGACAGTAATAATGCTGACAGGATTTATGGTTTCAAGATGGGAACAATGGAGAGTCTAGTGTATAACGCTGATTTGTCTGATGATGACCCATTGAGGACAGAAAACCCAAGTGTGACTGACATACAGAATCACATGATGGAGACTGCTGGTGGTCACTATTGCAGTCTATCTGACATTGCTAGACATCATGCTGAATCTGAAGGAAAGCCATATGCACAAAGATTTGTAATTACAGATGGTTCTGTATCTAGTGTCAACATGACACCAAACAGCATAGGAACTAGAAGGATAACCGTAAGCGATTTGAATTCTGATTTCGACTATGATGGTGGTTCATGGGCGGGAACAACCTGTTGGATTCCTGCCAACATTGACATTGACTTTGGTATTGGTTCATCATTGGTTCTTGTTGGTAGAACATCACAAGGAAGAAACCAAGATGGTGGACCCGGTGATATTACGATAAACGTTAGTGGTGTTTTATGCACTGAGAACCGTGGAGTCGTAGCAGAACCATACGAGTCAACAGAAGAAGACATTGATTGGTTCTGATACCAGTCTCTTCCTATCGGTAGTAGTGTCCGACAAAGGGGTGCAAAGCCCCTAAAAAGGTGATAAAATGAATAGTATGTTTAAAATTGAAAACGGAATAATACATGGTGGTAGTTATGCTACTATGTTAAGGACAGTCGAGTTCATTACATGGAGAATGAATGCAGACACAGGCGAGTATTGGATGAAGTTCCACTTGCCATCAAATAAAGAAATAAGAATAAAGGTCAATCTAGAAGACCTACGCACAATAATTAACGAATGGGCGGAATATGAATTGAAATTAGAATTAGGTGATGCAAATGAGTTGGACTACTGAAAACAAAGGAAACGCAGTGAGTAATGAAAAGATATCGAAGGCAGAAGATGTTGACTTCGGTAAAGAGCAAGAGGCATGGAACAAGGCATATGCTCAGAAGTTCTTGAAGAAGAAGGAAGATAATAGAGCAAGATTGGTATTGGGTATATGGGGTAAGCCAAAGACAGGTAAGACAGGTCTATCTCTAGATTTTCCTAATAGGCAGATATACGTCCTTGATTGGGATAGAGGTGTTGAATCCACATGGAGAGAACACCACGATTCTACTGATAGGATTCAAATCCATTGTCCTATCAACAGGGATAAGAGGAACATAATAGACATCAACAAGTCTGAGAAGGAGTCTTTGATGTTCATCAACATGGTTAGACAAAGAATACTAGAGGGAGAGAAGCCTGTCTTTGTATTCGATGGCGTTGATACTTACTTCAATTCCTGTCTACTGAAGGTTAACAATGACCCAACAAAGGTCACTAAAGTAATGCCTTGGCAATATGGTGAAAGAAACAAGACCTTCAATTTCATGATGGAAGCAGTGTATTCCTTGGATTGCGATGTGATATACATCACGCATGAGAAGGAACAATACATTGACAATACTGTTGTTGGCTTTATCCCCGCTTGGCAAGATTGGGGCGGTAAACTAGAACAGGAAATACGATGTTATAGTAGAGAGGACAAAGGCGAATTGAAGTATTTTGCTAAACTAATTGGTAGTAGAACCAAAGGAAACCTAGTTGGAACTACGTGGACGACGAGGGATGGTAAGCCACCTAACGTAGTTTGGCATGGTATTACTGAACTACGAGATGGTGCAATATGAATGTTAAATTTACAGTGAATAGAAAAGAGTTTGATTCTGCGTTGAATGCAGTTACTTTGAAGGGCAAGTATAAGAATGCTCATACTTCAAAGTTAGCAGCCATAAGCAATGATGTAGCCGGAGTGATAAGCAATGATGGCACAACATTGACCTTGGCTAATGCCAGCGATACTATGGCAGCAATGTGCAATGTTGGTATTACTGACATAGTGACAAAGAGTGAGCAGTCTATGTTCATTTTTGAGGTTGAGAGGATATTGAAGTATCTGAAGACCTTCAAGGACGATGATATGTATATTACTATTACAGCGTCAAACGTTATCTTGAAAACTTCGTCACAAAGAGCGCAGATACCATTGCTTGTAGAGCATTCTGGTATGGCTGCTATTAGTAGAATATTTGGCATGAGAGTGGATGTAGAAGGAGATGAGTTTCCTACGTTTGGTAGGACTACCTTTGAGACAAAAGTAACAGTGCAAGGAGATGCTTTAGCCAATGCTATCAAGAACTGTGGTATTGTAGGAACTGCTACTTACAGGATTAACTTTGAGGATGGTGAGTTGACTGCCTCTTCTGTGAACTTCCATCAGACTGAGAAGTATAAAGTGAACATACCAATCATTCTAGGAGAAGGAGAAAACTCCACACTTGAGGTATCTGCACCACTAGACAAGTTCTGTTCCGGTACTATGTATCTGTATATGAAAGACGATGCACCCATACTATTGTGTGGTGTAGATAGAAAATTAATAGTAGCACCCTATATTAGAGGATGATTCAATGATAATTAGTGCAATAGACAATGCGAATATGTTTGTTCTTAGATGGAGAGATGAGAACAACAATAGATTAGAGTCGAATGTAAGTTATGCGGATTTCAATCCGTATTTCTACATTCTGGCAAATGAGAATGAAAGGCAAGGAGTCAACATTACAGAATACGTCAATGGTAGGAAGGATTCGTTTAGAATCAATCTAAGTTATACTGTTGATGGTTCTGTATCTCTTGATGGTAGGGCTTTGAAGAAAGTTACTTGGAGTCCACCAAAACCAAACTACGTTAGGGAACTGCGTAAGCAATGGAATGAAACCTTTGAGGCAGACGTTCCCTTTCATTATCGGTATGCAATTGACAGATTAACATCACTGCCAGAATACAGACTTAGGAAGTTTTACTGGGATTTAGAGTGGCAACAGCGTGGTAAGTATAACGGTGCTATTACTTGTATTTCCTATTATGACAACTATACTAAGAAATCTAATGTATATTGGTGGCAACCAGATTCAATCAATAGAAAGATTAGAGGACATTCAAAGCCCTATGATTCTGAGAAGAGTATGCTTTTTGCATTCGTCAAGGAGATTACGGAAAAAGACCCAGACATGCTTATTGCTTGGTTTGGTTCAAAGTTCGATTTGCCTAAGTTAATTGAGAGATTACATGCCAATGATATAGACCCAAGACTTCTATCTCCTTACAATGATGTCAAGGGAGTGTATTATTCTGGTGGCATAAAACTCAGTAAGGCAGTCAATTCCTATACTCCTATCGAGCAACCGATTAGAGGAAGGTTGATTCTGAATCTAGACTTGGCGTTTGAGAGACAATGGAATGATGCTCAAAGGGGAACATTACCCTCATTGGCATTGGACTATGTTTCTGAGAATGTCCTTGGTGAGAAGAAACTAGTCAGTGATAGGTTTCCAGACAAGAATCAGTTCTTTCAAAGAGGATGGTTAGAAGATACTCAAAACTATCTAGACTATGCTAGAAAGGACGTTGACTTGATTGTTAGATTGGATGAAGAAAACTATACTTCTGAGGCAATCATATCACTTCAGCGTTTGATTGTTGCACCATTCGATGCATGTTTCTATGCATCAAACATGGGTGGAATATACTTCATGCGTAATGCTACTTGGAAGGCTCCAACAGGAGACAAAGAAGGTGACAGGGTGGAGTATGAGGGTGCTATGATTTACAACCCGGAGACAGAAGGAACCAATGGTTTGCATCTAGGTGTTGCTGCATTTGATTTTGCAGGGCTATATCCTAGTATGATGATTGCCCGTAATATATCATGGGAGACTAAATCAAAGGAACCAACTGAGTTTGGTGTGAACGTCCTGATACCAAGAGATTTCAGTCCTGTCAAGTTTGAAGACTGGAAATATTACAGGACGGATGAATTGGGTCTTCTGCCAAAGGCAGTATTAGACCTAAAGAAACTAAGGACGGAATACAAGAAGAGAATGTATAACGCAAAAGACCCTGCTGAATATGCTAAGTGGAACAACAACCAATTAGCAGTTAAGAGACTGATGGCTTCATTCTATGGAGTGGTTGGGTATCAAGGATTTGGTTGGGCTGATGTTGATTTGGCTGCTAGTATAACTGCTAGTGCTAGAGAAGCAATTAGGGAAGCGGCTTTCAAGGTGATGGAGTTATGATGAATGTCGTCAGTTTCAGTATAATTGTATTGTATGTTTCCGCTATGAGCGTTATCCTGTATCGCTTTCTGTTTGGTGATTAGAATGAATAGGGAAGATAAGATATTTTATGGAAGAATGAGTTTCTATATATCCGGCACGATTGCGTTTGTATTGAATTCTATTATCGTAGGAGTGTGCTAGATATGAAGAACAGAAGACAATGTAGATGGTGTGGTGCTATACACCCTTTTGGTCTAGATAGAAGGTATAGGTGTGGTGATTGTAAGTGAAGGTTGTTTATGGACACACTGATTCAATATACGTTCAAATGCCTATGGAAGAAGCAGAAGCAACGTTACAATTACTAAACAATCATGTTAGGCAGATATTTCCTAACTTGTTAGGTTTGGATGAACATCCTGTTACTTTGGAGTTTGAGAAATACTATCAGTCTCTAGGTGTAGGTCTAACTAAGAATAGAAACGCTGGTTTGATTTCTTGGAAGGATGGAAAGTATCTGAATGAGCCAGAATTTGTAATGACGGGTTTTACTGCAAAGCGGTTATCAATAACCAAACTAGCCAAGGAGACTCAGATGAGCATTCTGAAAATGTGGGTTGGTCAATTCACCGAGTTAGAAATAACTAGCATGTTGAAGAAGGCATATTACGCAGTCCTTGAAGGAAAAGTCCCAGTTGACTATCTGATTAACAGAAGCAGATATAGACCAGAAAGGCTATCTTACAAGTGTAATGACTGCAAAAAAGCACTTTCAATGCAAGATTGCATTGATATTCACAATGAAGCAAAGCGAGACAGTCATGAGGCATGTTGTAGTAAGTGCGGTCAAAAATTGAATGTGGTCACAACTTCTGGTAAAAGGCCAAGTATAGGTTCTGGCATTGAAGGTGTTATCTGGAATCATCAGAATGAAGACAATAAGATAGATGATTCTTATGTTTATCTAAAGGTAGCAGATGACGTTAGGAGAACAACCTACGTTAATCCGGTTACAGGCGTAGTCAAAAGACCGTCCTATATCGCTGCTTCTACAAAGGAAGAATTGTATAGACATACACCAGATTGGCCCCATTATGCAGAATCTATTATAAAGAAGGCTGAACCAATATACAAGGCAATGGGTTGGAGTCTAGCCCCAATAAAAAATGACTCAAAACAAAAGACGTTAGATGAATGGTGGTAATAATGAGAGAATACACATACCAATGGAATGTAGAAGACGACGAACCTACTTTGAAGATAACAAAATCTTCGTATGGTTCATTTAAGTGGTGTCCTAAGAAATACGAGTTTTCGTATATTGACAGACTACCACAAGATACCAGCGAGGCCATGATAAAAGGCACTGCGGTTCACAATAGTAGAGAGGATTTCTTTGAAGTCTTTGATGTTAAGAAGGCTGAGAATATGTCAAATGATGAATTGATAGAATATAATATGGGGTTGCATCCTATTGATGGCTACACCGACATATACAGGAACATATCAGTCTTTGAGGCAAACAGGTTCATTGAAGCCAAGCAAGCAAACAAACTGCATAGTTACTTGCCTGTGATAAATGAAGTTAAGTTAGATGCAGAATTGTTCATCCCGCAGGACTTGAATCCCAAGTGCGTATTAGAGAGGGACTATACCGTTCATCTCCAAGGTATCATAGATAGGATGTTCATAGAGGATAATGCATACATACCTATTGAATTGAAAACAGGGCCGTGGAAAGACTACAAGAGAACAACAATGAGACAGGAATTATCGTTCTACAAATTGCTTGTAGACAACGCCACAGATGAAATGTTAGTAGAAGCAGGTATAGATAGAGAAATACCGATAACCCATTGGGGTTGGTATTACCCTGTTTCAAATTACATTGAGACTGAACCCGTAAAGCAAACTAGCATCAATGCAGTCATGAGAGGCATTACTCTATTGATAAAGGCGTATGAGAATAAATGCAGGGTAGGAGAAGAATTTCCCACTAAGTATTATTTCAAGACCTGCCAACATTGTAGTTTCATGCCAATATGCGATGCTGCACAATCTGAGATGTGGTGATAATATGTTGAAAGATAAGGTAAAAGAACAATTGAGAGGAAAGACTTGGACATTCCAAGAGATAACGAGTATAGCAGAAGTAGTAGATGGATTGATGGATATGTGCTATTCTGATTTGAATGCACAGGAAAAGTTGGATTTGATTTGGAACGTGGAGATTTGGCTTCCGAATCAACTTGATGGAATGCCATTCGGTCAGTTCTTTCAAAAGTTAGTTCAAGACACAATGACTCAAGAGATAGCAAAGATAGTGAAAGAAGAATTAGAATCAGCAACAATAGAATTTAAGGTGAATAAAAATGAAGTTTCCGAGGGAAGTGTGGGCGGGAAGTCACATAAAAAACGCTCCACAGATGAAGAGAGTAAAGATAAACAACAAGAGTGAGTTTGTAGATTGGGTCAATTCCTTCAACGGGAAAATGAATTGCTACACCTCAGTCTATGATTTTGCCAAGTATGCTGAAGATGCTGCGATTGATTCTACTTGTATCAAGGATAGAATGTTCTTGGACTTCGATGCACATGGGGAGCCTTTGGAGAAAGCATACAATGATTGTGTTGCAGTATGTGATTTTCTATTGGAGCAAGATGTTCTGTTCAATATGTATTTCAGTGGTAAAGGCTTTCATATGATAGTTTACGGTGAGAGGACTGATGATATCAGATGCATTCAGTCGTATTTCTCCACGTTGGTTCCCCTTGCTCCTTCTTTGGATAGAAGCGGAATACAGGTTAAGAGGCTTCGTAGAATACCCAATACAGTTAATCTCAGTAGTGAAGGACCGTATTTCTGTATTCCTATCACAGTAGAAGACTTGGGTATGGGTTTGAGTTTAATTTTAAAGAAGGCAATGACAGGCAATCATCCTCAAGTTAGATACGGAAGCAAGTTGGTTAAATGGCCTAGCGTCAAACCCATTGAGGTTAGCGATATAGAAATAAAGGCACCAAAGCCTGTGGGTGAGTTGCCAATACTCCCTTGTTTGAATAATGCGATTATGGTTGAGAATCCCGGTCATTTTGCTAGGGTGTATCTAACACAGTGGTATAGAGACATATTGACTAGTAGAGAACGTCATATAAGTGATGAACGTAAGTCAGAAGTAATGGAGATAATAATCAATGAATTCAAGGCCATAGCCAACAAGGAAGAGGTATGGCTAGATTGGGATGAGAAGACCACTAGGCATCATGTCAAGTTCGTGGTTGATGGTGGTTATCATGCCCCTAGTTGTAAAGAAAAACTGATACCACAGGGATATTGCCCCGGAAAGTGTTGGAGGTATTGTGAATGAACAAGATAATAATAGACAGTAGAGAGACTTCAGATTTATCTGAATTCATAATATCAGAAGCCAGTAAACTAAACTTACCTACTGAGAAGAAATGGTTGGAGATAGGCGACTATGTTTATCAAGACGTTTGCTTTGAGGCAAAGTCAAGCATTGATTTTCTGCAATCTGTGTTGAATGGAAGGTTGTGGAACCAAGTAGATAACATGGATAGGCACTACGAATATAGTATAGTGATAATACATGGTTCTCTACATCAAGTCATGGCATATCCGAAGTATGTCAACCTAGATATAAACCCAAAACTACTAACACACAAGTTCTACGGTGCTATTGGTAGACTTACATTAGATACTGATTGTAAGGTTTTTTGGGTAGAGAGCGCACAAAAGGCAGCGAAGATAGTTACAACGATATGCAAGATGCGACCAGTAAAGAGAAGTGTGATTCAACCAACATTGTTGAAGAGAATCACAACAGATGATTTAAGATTAGATATGCTATGCACAATCAAGGGCGTTAGCAAGTCTAAGGCAAAGAAAATAATAGATAGATATGGTTCCGTTATGGAAGTAGGGGAATCGAATGTAAATGAATTATCTTCTATTGATGGCATAGGGCCAACGATAGCAAAGAGAATAATAGACACACTAAATAGTGAAGATAAAGTGGTAGTATGAATTGGACAGAAACTAATAGAAATGAGTATGAAGACGAACTGTATTACAGTTTCGTAGATGATAATGTGGCAGCAGAAAGCAATAAGTTGACGTTGCCAAAGATTGTAGAGAAGTGGACTGCTGATGCTGTATTGGCATCAAATTACAATGACGTTCCTGCGGCATTGGCCTTCTTCTCAGTATTGGGTCAATTATGTAAAGACATGATTGCCATTCCTAGTAATCTGAATGTGGACGATACACGTATTCAGTTTCTTTGGATGCAGACATCGGGAACAGGAAAGTCAACTTTGACCAACTGGTTCCTACCTGTATTGAGGTTGACCTTCGATACAATCAATGCCAAGCATGATACCCATTTTGACATCTTTGACATAACCGACTATACTGATGCAGCATTGATTGGTTCTTATGAGAAGAGAAGAGAAGAGGTTGAAGATGATAATGGACAGATGAGAAGGGTTGAGGTTGATGTTCAAGTTCCCGGTCAATTGGAAGGAGAAGGAATGGCTATGTGGGATGAGTTTGAGTATTCGGGTATATTCAAGCAAAGCCAGCACAAAGAACAGGCAATCGTGTATCTCAATACATTCATGAATACTCTATGGGGAGAGACTTGGATTATAAGCAAGAAATTGAAACAAGGAGAAGACCCTATTATCTGCAAGTGTAGAAGGTCAGTGTATGCTACTACTTACATTCCAAAGGAGTTGACCACTGTTATTACTGAGAAGGGGGTTCTTCAAAGGATTCTGATATTCATCTATGAAGTTCCTCAACATCAACAGAAGCAGATGCGAAGACAACTAATCAAAGATTGGGGTATCGTTGGAAACAGAACATTGCCTAAGACAACTTACGCTAAAAACTTCTTGACTCTATATGATACCTTGAAAGATAGGTTCGATGATGTGGGCCAAGACCCACTAAAGGTAATGAGGTTTAGTAAGAATGCTAATGATGCTTTAGAGAGAGAATGTGAACTAATGGAGAAATATATCGAAAGTAGTAGAATAGAAGTGTTTCAGTCAGTAGAGACTTTCATCAATAGAATGCTAAAGCACATTCAAAAGATGGCAATATTGTGTGCAGTGGCAGAAGCACCAAGTATATCTGATAAAGATAAAAGGTTCATTGTCACTCAAAAAAACGTGCTACAAGCATCCTCTCTAATTAGGAAGTGCTATAAGTCCCTCGTATCTTGGCTAGATGAAAGCCTACGTGAAGAGAAGAAGGGTCTGCAAGAAAGAGCCAATATTAGTGCGTTTAAAACAGTTTATAGAGAGTTGCAATCTAAGGACGGATGGGTTAACAAGAACGTTTTGTTCCAAAAGGTTAGAGAAAAGACAAAGAAAGGTCAATCCACACTTTACAAATGGTGGGCAAAGATTGAAGAATACTTTGAAGAAGACAAAATAAATAGAGTAGTTTATGTAAGATTATTGGAGGACAAGAAAGATGGTGAAGTGGGAGAATAAATACATGGTTTTCGATGCGGCTAACGGCCCTAAGAATGTAATAGATAACCTAAATACTGAGGGAGAACAGGGTTGGGAACTATGTTCAATCATATCTGTTGGTGGGGGCGACCATATGATTGCCTTCCTAAAGAGAGCAAAGGACATTAAGATGCCAAACCCAGAAGACGATAAGAAAGCAAATATCGCTAGACTTTGGGGTGGTGGCGAATGAAATGGTGGAAAAAGGAAGATAGACAAATCATGCGTATGTGGGGCGTAAGTCCTTGGTCGTTCTTGTTTAGAGGCGGCGGTGATGGATTCGTAGAGTGATTCACATGTCTGAGGTATTAGCAATAGATTTGGAGACTAAGAACTACTCCTATGATATAGGGGGTTGGGGTAATACCCATATGTTTCAAGTGTCTACTGTATGCACTTGGGATGGTGACAAAGGAACAATATACATAGACAAAGCAGTGGACGAACTGAAGAAGTCTAATGTTGAAGTCAAGCCTATATCCCAATTGAAGTTTGATTTAGACGAGCATTTACAGAAAGGAGGACTACTTCTAGGACATAACATAGCAGGGTTTGACTTGCCTGTGCTTAGGGATTCTTTGGATATCTTTTGCATTCAGAAGTATATGAACAAGAAAGCCTACATTGATACTAGTCGTGAGGTGAGCAGTGTAATGGGTGAAAGATATACCCTAGATAACTTAGTCACACATACTTTGGGAGATGGAAAAATAATGCATAGTGAAGATGCGCCTAAAGTCTGGAAAGCAGGGGGCTACTCAGAAGTAGCAGAATACTGTTTGAAGGATTGTGAATTAGTCTATGACCTGTGGAAGTATGGTATTGACAACGGAGTTGTAAAAGGCTTCGATATGAACGAAGAAAAAACAAGAGAAATAGAGGTGAACTGGTGACAACAATAGAATGGATATTATGGGCATTGTTTCTGATAGCAGTATGTCTGTTATTCTTTGCAGCGTTTAGTGGAGATAGAGTTTCTAATCAAACAATCGAAGAATACATGGATAATCTGATGAGTGAAGAACAACAGGATTGGGGCGGAAATAATCGTGGCTCTTAGAGAGAAGTGTCCCGATTGTGGACTAGATACGATACCTAGAAGAATTCTAGGTTTTTATGTTGGTTCCCCACAAAGGGTGAAGATTTGGGAGTGTAGAGAGTGTTTCTTTCTATGGTCCGAAAAGGTCTTACCTGCTGTGGGGGCCAACCTCAAAAAATTTGGCAAAATCCAAAATTAAGAAATTACGTTCTTATTTTGGGATAAAAGTTCAATTTTTTATGCCAAGCCATTTGGAAGTTCATATACGGCGGGGATATGCCTCTCATGCTAATTAACATGAAATATTTATCTTTGATTTAGCAATCAATACCATTATCAAAGCCTGAAATAGTTTTTAGGTGTTCATAACACTCTTTTATAACATTATAGTAATTATTATCATCAGTGGAATTTAAGTCATATTCCATCTCAAATCCAGAAATAGGATTCTTTCCTTCTGAGTAAGATTGTTCATTGTAATATATTTCTCCATTATATGTCAATATAAATCTTGTTCCGCTTTTAATGCATTTTGTTCTGCTTATAACGCAATGCGCTTCAGTGCAGTTTATTCCGTGGTCTGTTTCATATGTTATTCTAAGTGCCATTCTGTATCATTCCTTTAAAGTAAAAGTGTTAACCATAGAGGCATATTTTGTAGGTTGTCACATGCCTCATTAGGTGAATCGTATAGTGAGGGGATATCTCTCCAATGTTGTCTTAGTGTTTTTAACTCCTCTTGTTGAGTTTCTGTCAGTCTATCCCATTGATTACCCATCAAAGTATCAGTCATTTGCAAGTAATTTAGTCTAGCACCTCTCACTAAATCCCAAGTTGCCTCTTCAATAGTGGTTTCCCTTTCTCCATTTTCTTTAATGGTAGTGTATGTTCTCAAATCAATAGTCATAACAATTCCTCATGTATACCTTATTCCAAAATTAGGATTCTTCACGCTTGCATTGAATATGCTAAAGTCTTCATAACCACCATCATAAGATGAGGCTAATGTGTTACTGTCACCACCGACTTGGACAATCAAATCACCTGCACCTGCATATCCATCAGCCATATTTAGGTTCAAACCCGAATTTGCAGTGTATCTAGCATCTAGGCCATAAATTTGTAATTGTGTGGTAGCAGTATCTCTAACGAATCCCCAATGATATTGAGTGTTTGCTGTCAATGCAAAGGTCGCAGCATTACCACTTGCATCTTCAAAAGATGTAGCAGTTTTATTTCCACCACTTTGGGCATCCAACTCAAATTTGTAAAGTAAGTTAGACGGATAGCCATTACTGTCACTATATAACCCTACAAGAAGACTTAATCCAGAGTTTCCAGATTGGAGATAAGCCATAACTCTTGATACGTTTCCTGTTTTTGGTGCAACGAATGGAAAGAACATGGTCTTATCCCATTGTGAACTTGTATTCATTGTAAAAATACTAGCCAGTTTACTTCCATATGGCGGTAGAGAGGTAGTCCTAATGTCTTTTAATTGACTTCCATACCAATAGAAACCATCAGTCTTGAGAGGTGGATTTGCATAACTACCACCACCTCCACCAGCACCTACATCTGCTGCCGACTTAACCGTTCCATCTGCTTGCACTAATCTAAATGGCTGTCTTCCCATTCAATCACCTCAACTTAAATCCATATGTGTCACACTAATGCTGGCTTGATAGTTAATTGCACTACCCTGTCCATTTGTGAATTGTATTAATGTTGTGCCACTACTGTTTGTTGCATTCAAAGAACCAATAGGTGCAGAACCACTGTATACTTGACCGAATGATGAAAAATCAACTCCCGAACCTGTGTTATATCCTATTATCTCTTCAATCTGATATTCAGTATTACTTGTGTCTTTGACGTATATAGTTGCTCTAAAACCTCTAGTAGTGGCTGGAACAGTAAATAATGTCACAGAACTACCATTACCAAGACTAGACCCCGATACTGTATTAGCATCAGTAGATGCATTGCCTACGTTGTATGACCCTTGATTTAGAGTATGCCCTGCTGAGTTTATTTCAACAAAGTCTGTTTGTGAGTTGTTGACCAATCCTCTAATAATCAATGAACCATCTTTTGTTCCTTCAGTTGTATCTTCTATTTCTGCTCTTATCATCATGTATGTTGATGGGTTTCCTGTTGAGCCTTCACCTCTAAAAGTCACCTGCCCAATCAAGTCACCATCGGCTTCTGATGCAGAATACCTGTAAAGTGCGATAGTAGGTCCACCACTTGAACTATTATCATGTTTCTCTATGAGCATTCCCGCATCTGGTCCCTTGACGGTCAATTGCTTTAGACTGTCATGTTGTGATGTGACTGAGCCTATGACCAATCTATTATTGGTATCATCCCAAACAAAGTCTGCATCTCCACCAAAACTTCCATTGTTGTTATACTGTATTTGACCATCACTACCAGAAGGTGATGCACTACCACCTCCTCCACTTGGATTTTCCCAAGCAACACCACTACCTGTTGATGTTAGCACTTGACCATCAGAACCTTGTCCACCATTTATCTTGAAGTTCTCAGCATCAACTAGGCCGAAGAAGGAATCCTTGAACTTGTTAGTTGATTTTCCTAAATCTACGTCATCATCAACAGGAGGATAAATAACACCATCTTGGATGTATAGTTGGTAATTACCGCCACCTCCACCACCACTAGCAAATCCTAATCTATCGCCAGATACATTGAATTGTATTCCACCTCTAATTGAATTCTGATTGTTATAGAAGTAGATAGCGTAGTTATTCGCAAAATTAGTAGATGCATCCCTCTTGAAATTTAATCTTCCATATTGTTCCCTTATGTCTATACCCGCATCATTTACTGATAGAGTGCTTCCATCGAATGTGAGATTAGCCTCACCATTCAAAGCATCTGTGCTACTAAACGTAGCAATACGATTGTTAGCACCGTTGGCTACTGCCGAAACAGCACCACCACCGCCACCACCACCATTGGCCTCAAAACTAATAGTTCCCTCACTATCATCATAAGTTAGAACATAGTTATCTTGTCCAGAACCTAATGTTTGGTCTACCTTAAATTGGTAATTACCCATATTTACTTGACCTGTTCCGTTTGGTGTGATTGTAATGTCTCCATTAGCACCATCACTGATTTGTATTGTTCCAGAATTTGTTCCTCCATTTGTGCTTAGAGTTAAGTCGCCTGTTCCTTGTGTAGTTAGAGTAGCATCGAAATTGGACTTTCCAAGTGTGGTTTTAAGGGCATTCAACCTAATTAGACTGTTACCATTACCCGCTTCATCTGCATTGAGAAATATATTTGCATCAGCAGTAAATTGATTGTTACCGTTATTCAAGAATGTCATATGCGAATTTGTTTTTGTCCTGTGCTGTATCTTGAAGTCAGTAGAAGCATCTCCAGCAATTACTGTATCAGCGTAGAGATTAATGTCACCTGTTCCATTTGGTTCTATTGTGATATCAGCATTTGAGGCCGATGTAATCTTATTTCCATTAACATCTAAATCACCACCTAATTGTGGTGTTGTGTCAGAAGACACATCGGAGATACCACCACTACTTTGGTCAACCCAACTGAGATTACCAGAACCATCTGTCTTTAGGACTTGGTTAGAGTTGCCATCATTATTTGGTAATGTCAGTGTGTATGACGCTCCTGCGGAATGTGGTGGACCTTTGATTGTTATACCATGTGAGTTTTGTTCACAGTTCAATACAAATTGACCGGAACCCTTCGTTGAATTACCCTTGAATACCACTTGTCCCGAACCATTGTTATCCAACTCTATGTTTCCATTTGCACCATCTAGTATCTTTATCGAACCGGAGTTTGTTCCTCCGTTTGTATCTAGAGTCAAGTCATACGCTCCTCCGGTTGTTATTGTTGAATCTGCCTCACCAATAGCAATTGTTTCTCCGAATATATTCAAACGGCCACTAGCAGGAACGACATTGATGTGATTGTTTCCACCACCGTCTAGAATGTCAATATAACTTGAACCTGCTTTTAGTTGAAGTTTATTTGTCCCTGCTGCTTCTATTGTCTGCCCCACTGTTAATGTGGTTGCTCTAAAGTAATCAAATACCGTATCACCAGTTACTAGTCCTGTGTTGCCATTTAGGATATTACCTGTGCCAGACAGTGTTGCTGCTGTTCCTAATCCTAATACTGTTCTTGCAGCACCAGCATTAGCAGCAGTAATCACTCCAACCATAGGAGCAGTCGTAGACCCTGTTCCACCACTAGAAACTGCTAAGGTTGCAGAAAGACCTGCTGCTGTTCCTGTTGTATCTTGATTCAATGTAGGAATATTAGCAGCATTGATTTGTGCAGTGCTGCTTATGTCATTATCCCATCTATAATGTTCTGCCGCTACGAAACCTGCTAGGCTATCGTGATTTACTGCTGTGGCAGTAGTAGCATCATAGTTAAGCGAACCATCAGCATTTGTGGTGATTCTACTATTCAACCAAGTATTGCTGTTTGTGACTCCTGTTCCTCCGCTAGATATCGCTAAAGTCGAAGAAAGACCCGAAGCGTTTCCTGTGACATTTCCAGTTAAGTCACCAATAAAACTACTAGCGGATATTGGTCTGCTGGATGCAAGTCTAGAATTGCTGTTATCCCATTTGAATGTAGGCGCACTGGCATTTGCACCAAATTGTATTCCAGCACCATCAGTATTAGACAATGTTGTTGCTCCACTTGCTACTGTAATTGTTTTATCAACCACATCCAAGTCAGTAACGTTTACTGTGTTTATGTCTCCTGTGATATTGAAATCTCCTCCAACTGATAAATCGCCTGTGATAATTACAGTATCATCAGTCTGATTTCCTATGGTTATGTCTCCATTGAAGTCAGAATTCAATCTTGTTTTCAAAGATAGAACAGATACATCTGAATCAGTGTTAGTGACAGTTTCAGTAGCAGTGGCGATACCAATAACGTGACCATTAGAATCTAGAGTTATGTCTTGGATATACGTTCTCCCAGAATTGTCACTACTACTCGCAGCACCGCTAATTGTTGGATGTGCAGTTAGGTAGGTGTTTGTATCTACGCTATATTGACCTGCACCTGTTCTTTTCATGAATCCATTACTGGTGAAGTCTCCATCCATTATTGCTCCGGCATCTGCTACATTATCTGCATCAGTGACATCTGCTGATGCTTCAATAGCATTGAGTTTACTCAATAGGGCATTTGTAAGATTATTAGTGTCAGATTCATTGAAAAGTGCTGTCTTTATTTCTGCTCCTGTTTGGTCAGCAGTTGCGTTTGTTTCAATACCATCTAATTTATCGAACATCTCATCAGACATAACACCCCAATTGTTAGTGTCTGCCAATGGAAGTTCTGCATTAGTACCGTCAGAAGATACAACGTGTAATTTAGTTCCATCTCTACTTACTGATAGGTTCGTTGAAACGTTTGTGTTTTTAGCATTGTTAGTTGCTATATTACTTTCCATCGTATCTAAATCAACTGCTTGTGTGACAGTGATATGGTCTAGTTTGGTTTTGTCGCCATTAGCGAATGCGCCTTCACTTGGAGGTTGTTGTGCTGAATCAGCCTTTGCTCCTTGAGCAGCAGTAGCGTAATCAGATGAGTCAAATGCTTTTACTTGTGCAAGGTTAGTCACCTCACTATCCATCAAAGCACCTGCGTTAGTGACGTTATCCGTATCTGTCACATCAGCAGATGCTTCAATACCGTCCAATTTATCATGATGAGTAGTTGACATTAATCCAGCAATACTACTAGTTGCTTCCCCAACAACTACATTGTTTCCTGTACTGCTTGTAATGGTGATTTGATTAGTAGCGGTTGAACTTCCTAAGTTTGTTGCAATATGGGGAGCAGCGTTTGTTATCGTCACTACCCCACTTGCTTCTGCTAGTGTTATGTTTGAGCCTTTCTTGATAGTTAGAGTCTCACTAGTTCCTAATGTCTCATTTGCACTACCATCTCCGTTTGTATCTACTGATACTGTTCTGAAGGTATTGTTATCAGTGGAACTTATCGTAAAGTTAGGATAAGTGCCACTTACACTAGTCGCACCCGAACCTGTTAGAGAAACAGTTTGGTCTGGGTTATCGTTTGTGATTGTGATTGTTCCATCAGCAGTAGTTGTTGTTGAGATGCCCGTTCCGCCTGTAAAGGTGAGAGTCTCACCATGAGCAATAGTTGTAGGATTGTTATCAGTATCTACGCCAATATCGAATGTTGTTAGTTGATTGGTGTTGATGTAGTTTCCAGCGTTTATGTTTGTTGAGCCTTGGTCTTGAGTCCAATCAATAATCTGATTGCCGCTAGGTATTGTAGGCTTATTCTGTATGAATGCATCTGATGTGTTATCCGTTTCATTGAAGTCTGCTTGAACGTTTACTTCCGCACCACTAGCGGGTAATGTGCTGAATACCTTTCCTGTTCCTACTAATTGAGAAGATGTTATCTTACCTAGTATTTCATCTATCGTAGTACCTTTGATATTATTGTTCGCTGAACTATCAAAGACATACATGAAGTCATTAGAGATATCTATATCTGAACCCAAATCACCTATGTCACCCTTAGTTGCAGAAGGAGAGTGTGCTATAACTGAACTCTTTGATATAAGACCGTCAGCAAAAGTCCCAGTTGTTATTTTGCTGGTGGGTAGGTCTGGTATGTTACTAACTTCTATTTCTCCTCTGATAGTTGCAGATGATTTATTTTCTACATTGCCTAGTCCTATATCTGATTTTGTTGTCCCTACATCTGAATGAGTAACACCTGCTCTCATTTGTGCAGTTGTTATGTTGTCTACATTACCAAGCCCTACATCTGCCTTTACTAGTCCCAAAGCACCTTTGCCTAATGTTACTGCAACCCAATCACTGCTACCTGTTGCAGATGCTCTATACATCTTATTGTTGTCATTCGAGTCAATCCACAAATCACCAATGGCAGTAGCAGTAGGAGCATTATCAGAAACGAATGTTGTGATTTGTGCTTGATTCAAAACGTTAGAAAGACCAACGTTTGCCTTTGTTGTCCCTGCCCTTATTGTTGCAGTGGAGTCATTGTCAACATTACCAAGGCCAACGTCTGCCTTAGACAGTGATAGGTTTGTTTTAACGTTGGTTAATTGTGTAGCGTTCAAGTTCTGATTGTTGATATCTATTCTTAGTCTATTACCTAAAGCAGTAGTTATTCCAGTAATATCAGAATCATTAGATTGTATGGCAACTGCTAATTCGTTTAGAGTATTCAAAGCGGTAGGTGCGCCAGCAATTAGGTCATCAATCAAAGCCTGTGCCAGTGCATTTATCTCCGAGTCTGTTCTAACTGTCTTTGCTGTGTTTGCTGCTACTGCTGTTTCTAAGTTAGAAATATTAGGTATTGATATTGTTCCTGTAAATGTAGGAGATGTAAACATCGTTGCCTTTGATTCGTTAGTGACGTTTCCTAGTCCTACATCACTAGCGGTTGCAGCATTTAGTATCTCAGTTTGTAGTGTGGAAGATGATTTGTTATCTACATTACCTAGTCCAACATCCCCTTTATCCAACGCTAGTTGTGTCTTTACTTCTGATATGCTTCTTCCTTCTAATCCTGTACCAGTGAATCTGGCAAAGTCTCCATTTGTTATTGTGCCGTCTACCTTTACTGCATTGGTATTTGCTATGCCAAATGTAAGTGAGCCTTGTAGTCCAGATGTCTTGGCAAGTGTAACTGCGCCATCTTCAATCATAGAAGTAGAAACTGTTTGACTATCTCCTGTTGTAATCAATGTCCCTGTTATGCTTGGGACAGTTACAGTTTTGTTTGAACCAGAAGCATTTGTAAATGCTAACTTAGTATGGAAAGCGTTTGATGCGTTATATGAATATATATCTCCATCAGTCTTAACCTCGAATAACTTTCTGAAGTCTCCACTATTTTCCTCACCTGCTGTGAGGACGTTGCTTGTTTTCTTTATACCAAAATACTGTATCTTTCTTGCTGCTGAAAGATTGGTATTAGTTGTTCCCTTTCCTATCTGAACTACGCATATTGGTATGTCGCCATCATTAAGGTCGGCAGTCTTAGCAGCACTATTTCCTAAACTACTGTCTCCTCTAAACGCTATGGCTCCACTTGAGTTGATTACAATGAAACCATACCAATCATAGTCAGTGGCTCCTGTAAATGCATTTCCGGGGTCAGCGTTAGTCTGCGCTCCTAGAGTCTTGTACTCTCCCTTATCGAAGTAACCTCCTTCACTTATGTTGAATGTCCCATTGATGTTTGATGTCACCATGAAACCATGCGCTATGAATGAACCTGCATCTGCAACATTCAGTGCCTTGATGATACCACTATGGATATTGTCAATAGCGTCTTCTAAATGGTCTGATGTTGAGGGGGCTATTTTCAAGGTGCTGATAAAACCAGAAAATTCTGTCATTAGGGAATCACCACCCTAAAAGTGAAACTCAATGTCTCATTTGATGCTAATGGTCCTATGCTCTTAAAGTTGACCCGGCTTAACATATTACCTCCATTAGCATCATCAAAAACTCCCATTTCTGATATTACATTTGATACTAGTTCTGAACCTGTAAAAGACACAGTATAGACTATTGTATTACCAACTACTGTTTTAGAATCTGCTGGCTTTCTAATTATTTCATTATCTAAAGTATTTTGACTACTAGAAGTATCATCACCCCCATCTCCAACGGCTATATGGGTGAATCCATTAGTTCCAATCATTAAATCGGCTGTGGCGTTTTTACCTGCATCAGTTATCATAGTCCTATTTCCTCCGTTGTAACAACATCACTCCCTGCATTCATTACTTCTGTCCAACCTATTAAGGTTCCCCAACCTATCGGTGTGCCTGTGGGAGTTGTTCTTTGTGTTTTAAGTGAAACCTCACGAATTCCTATTTCATCTAGAATTGTTTTGCTAGTTACTTCAACTGTAACTTCCCTCGTTAACAGGGTAGAAAAGCCACCTTTTCTTTCTATATTCATTTCAGCAAGCCTTTCTGCTATTGTCTTATTAAACGTTCCGACTGTTATTTTACTTATAGAAGACATAGCGTTCTCTATTTCGTAAACAATGTAATCATCCGGTGGAATGTTATGGTTTGGAAAATTCAATGTAATAATATCACCGGGCTTCATTAATTTCATTTTGTCTTTACGCTCTATCTCAATAGTTACTTTTGTTGTTTTTGTATTGTGCAAAGCAAGCAGTTGTTCTGCTTTTATTTGTGCCTCTTTAGCATATTTGATGTTAGAATCAACATGAGTCAATGTTCTTGTGTTTTTATCAGTAGGTATTTCTGATGTTGCTTTTACGTTGTCTCCTATCACTATCACTTTGTTTGCTTTATCAAACAGAGAAGTATTATTTTCTGCACTTAACAAATTTTGACCATCTCTATATCTCAAGGAGAATAGTCTTCTAGATGAATAATCATCAATGTCTCTAATCTGTATCTTATCTCCCTTGAAAATATACTCTAGTCCTTTCTTAGATGCTAGGAAATTTACTGCTGTGAATACATCACTCTCAGCGAACTTTGTGTTGATTACAAACGGCCTTCTTGTGTATTTGACTAATTCCTCGTATTGTTGTGGAGTATAGAATACATCAACAGTGCTATCACTATCGTAATCAACATCACTCATCGTTAACGTAGTAGTTCCTTGACCCGATGCTACTATACCAATGAGTTTACCCTCTTGATTGTATAGAACATCTCCATTTGCTATTACATCGGTAGATACTTCTGATTCTAATGTGATTGTGTTTGTGCTGGTGCTTTCAACGATAGCCCCTGTGAAGGTTATGTTTCTCTCATTATCGTCCACTTCTATGTCATTCTCATTCAATATCTCATTGATTGCCTTCTCTGCATCTAGACCTATTGCCATAGTTGCTCCTATGTATGCTCTTTCTACACCGTTGGGGAAGTCTGTGTTTGTTGTTATTGTGAATGTTTTACCGAAGGAGACAACCCCATTTCCAGAAAGTGTTCCTTCATAGTCAAATCTAAGGCTTTCTGCACCACTGGAAGTTGATTTGCTCACAGTGATATTCTTTCTAGTCGTTGTCCTACCATCTGTTATACAACAATCAATTACCTCTCCATCACTAAATAACTCTAGGCTTTGTTCTACTAAGTCTATGTTCTCCACTCTTTTATTGTTGGAGTCTAAATCATCATCTACGTCTAATAGAACATACATGGAGACTATTCCCTCTCCTACGAAATCGGTAGTGCTTTCTCCCATTGTCGCTTTTTGTCCTGTATCGAGTCTATTGACAACATCAGAATATTGCAGTCCTGTATGTATCTCCTTGTTGAATTCAATGAAACCCGGAGTCCTATCGAATGTGGTTTCTGATATTCTCATTAATCTATACCTCTGGCTTGCTGTAAGGTTAGTATTTAATGTCAAAGTATGAACTGCATGATTACCACTGTCATTCACTGTATGGGATAGTATCTTCAAAGTGTCCCTACCATTACCTGCTCTAACTAGATAGTACCCTGCTAGATTAGGTACATAGTGAATCCAATTGTGTTTGTTGTTTGCATCCATTGTGATTTCTATCGTGTTGTTTTCTGTCATTCCCGTTGTATCTATTGTGGGTTTGATTATCATCTGGGCTTGATACATCTCTCCATCACTTTGATTTGCGTCATTGTGATGTTGTCTAACAGGAGGATTGGAATAGTCTTCTTCTCCCGAAAACAAGGAAATTTTAGTTTTAGTCCCGATATACGCTACATCTGGGCTTCCTAATTGGTCTATCCTCATGTTTCTACTATGTTGCTGTCTATTATCTGGGTCGCCAAGTTGGTTATGCGATACAGCAATATTGTATGAATTGTAATTTGACTGAGTATCTAATTCCAAAAGACATGACATGGTATCTATTCTTCTTTGGCTCAATCCCTGTGACTGTGATATCGAGCCTCTAAGGTGTTTGAATACGGCTATGCAGTTGTCATACAAGTGTGTGCCTCTCGCCACTTTGTATTGTTCTTGACTAGTGTTAGAAAGGAATGTCTGAGTATGAAGTGCATTTATCACTCTAGAATAATGCCAATATTTGTCTGAACTAGTAACCCCCGTCAATCCCCAATCTGCTTCTGCGTGGAAAGGAGTTCTCCTAACATCATCATTGTCTGTGTTGTTTGGGGCAACTCCGTTGTTATCGAATACTTTTGGAATGATTGGCAGGAATATATTGTGCGATTTGAAAGTATTTCCGCCTTCGCTCAGTCTCCTAGCGTGTTGAAAGTAAGTTTTGTCTATGTCTCCTTTGACTAAATATACCGCCATATGTCTGAAATCGGCACCTACCGCTAGAGAATCCAATCCAAATCCATCATCTGCACATAAGTCCCAAATCCTAACATTCGCTTTGAATACATTAGTACCCGCAGATACGTTCTGATATACAGTTACCCCAGAACCAGACAATACACCAGAACTATTGGTAGTTACATTCCCGCCGTCTGTTGCGCTATTTATTCTAGCGATTAGGCTACCATCAGATTCCTTGAATATCATATCTCCTTCTTTGAATGTTCTTGTGGTAGAACCACTGCAAGTAATCTGGTTAGTGGTAATATTGAAGGCATTCTCAGAAGACAATGTAAAAGTCAAATCAGTAGGGTTGCTCCATCTTGGATATATCATGATTTGAGGGCTTATCTTAGGCATGGTATCTATGTCACTTAGAGATTCAGCATCTATCGGGGTAAAGTGCCAATCAAATGTGGCCTCAACCAATCTCATGACTCCGAATCTTTTTATTTCTGAAGGAAGAATCGAAGATGAATTTATCTTGTTTGTTTTGAAGTTAGCCTCATTCATTAACGATGCAAAACTGCCTCCTGTGTAATTAGTGTGAGAAATGCTGTTTACATCTTTCTGTGGTTTTGTTTCTGTCAACAGACCGTAATTAGAGAAAGAGGCTGCGTTGAATATGCTGTTGTATCTAAGTTTCGATTCTGGATATAAATCTCCTACACTCAACAATTCATATCTCTTGCTTCTGAAATCCTTTTGCTCTATGTCTCTAATCGTGTCAACTCCAACAAACTTCGATGACCTAGAACTAGGGAATTGTTTTGGTAGTAGTGTTAGTTTATCGTTTCCCGTATAGTTTTCATCGTGGAAATTGCTACCCATAATGGGATTGTTGTTAGGAGTAGAGTAATTAGTTCCGTTGATAGAACCATCAGCGTTTATTCTATACCCAGAAGAATATCCCATTATCTTCTGATTTATTTTAGCATCGTTCAAAACGGATGTAAAAGTCTCCTTGAGTTCACCCGGTCTGATTTCTTGGATTGGATTATACTTGAAAGTCTCTCTTGGCACATACTGTGTTGTATTTTCATTTTTGAGAGTATGAATAAAACCCGACCTTGGAATGTTTCTATTCACTATATACAAATCGCTGTTGTGTGAACTAAAGGTAGTGTCAGAAGAATTGTCTTCTATACTGCCTAGAACTATTGGGAAGGTAGGAGATAGAGTAATGATAGTTTGGCCGTCTTGAGAAACAGAATCTAACACATTGAAGTATGTAGAAGTGGAAAGAGTGCTTATCTCATTCATTACACTAGTAACTTCACTTTCTAATCCTGCCTTAAACGCAAACTTTGAATCACTTACTCCTATGTTGTCCGTATCTATTATGTCAAAACCAAGCGAAGTGTCTTTGTTATATCCTCCAATTGCAGAAGAATACGCTAAGTCTGAATATGAAATGGTGGTTGTTATAGGGCCAACCCCGTTATCGGTGAATGCTATCCTCTCTCCGTCTATGAAAACTACACCCTTATCTCCTATTGAAGTGAAATCAGTAGGTGATGTAGTGAGTGTTGGATTTGATAATAGTGCTTTGACTCCCGAAATATATGACCCTACATCTCTCCTGTATAACTTTACAGTAGCCCCGCTAGTTACTTGAGTTTCAGATATGTTGGGACTTCTTAGTGTAATAGGGTATTGCCTATAACCCGTACCCGTAAATCTAGGTCCGACTACGCTTATTTCACCTAATAGATTGTTACTGCTATCCATAAGAATATCAAATGGCTTAGGCACTATACCCAAAGCAAATTGGGCATCAGTTATTCTCAGTTCTGTTGTTGTTCCTGTGGCGATTAAGTTACCATCAATTGTTACATTCACACTGTTGTTTAACATTGGTAATAATGTAGAATATACAATATCATTAGTGTGATTTAGGTTTTTATTAGTAGTAGAGCCTAGAAGTTTAGAAAGTTTATCTCTACCTAATATTTCATAACTAATCAATCCATGCTTGTTTTGTGAATTTATATCTTCAACTGAACCACTAAATATTTCTTCATCAATAGCATAGTTCCCAGATATATAATATAGCATAGATATTGGCGTTGGTTGGTAATATTTCTTTGCTGTAAATTCAGATGTGAGTTTTATTTGTTGATGAACTGAGTCTCCATAGTCTATGTCTATCTGATGATTTGAGAATTCTGGACTTAACAATACTATTTTATTATCGTTCATTGAAGCGTTTGTTTTGCTAATGGTATTACCATTTATTGTTAGTCGCTGGAAAGAATGGTTTGCGCCATACACTGCTTCTGTATCAAGGGGGAATGTTCCTTTGAGTCCACCATTCCATGCTCTAACGTATGCGTCTACATCAGTAAATGATGGCATAGTGGTAATGTTTCCCCACGTTGTTTCTGAATCAGTCTTTATCTTGTTCACTGTTATGTCTTGCACTATCATTTCGTTTACAATAGCAGGAGAATCAAAGGCAGATATGATGTAGTAGTTATTTTCTACTCTTATCAAATCGTTTACCTTCAAGAAATCATCTTTTCTCACATCAAAATTCTCAGTAAGTTTACTTAGTCTTATCTTGTTTCCTGTGATGCTTGTTGCCTTGAATGGCAATTTGTATTGGCCTAATGACGATGTATGCAATGTAGTTCTTACAACGAAGGAATGGTCTTCTTTGAGTTTCAAATGCTGTATTCCAGATATGTCGAAGACCTTGGCCCTTGCTATTTGACTCATTTTGTTTCTTGGAAAGTTAACTGAAGATTCTAGTATTGGGTCCACAATGTTATTCTTAAGATGTGATGATTTGTAGTATAGGTATCTACTTGGTCCTATAAAATTACCATGATTAAATCTATACGAGCCTGTTGGAAATGTATCTGGATGAGAAGAAGTCTTGTCCTCAGAACTTCTACTGTAATTTCTAAATGCATATCCCCATCTATCTGGGGCAAAATTGTATACTGTGTCGGTATCAACATCCGTTCCTCCACTAATATTTTGAAATGATGCTCTAGTTGTATCTTCACTTCTGTTGTTGTCAATTAGTATTCCATTGTGTTTTATGTCTCCTAAGTCTGTGATATTCACTCCATACTCTTGTTCGGTTAGAAATATCGTTTGCTGTATGTCTCTCCCCACGTAAATGTCTACGTTAGATAGACCTGCATTAGTGGGTAATGTTCTTCTTGGATAATCTAATGTTATTGTATTCGCACTGTTATCAAAGGAAGCAATATTCCCTATCCATTCTACGAGTCCTGCGCCAATGCCAGAAAATACACTTCTTCCGATATCAGCATTAGTCCAACCATTGTATGAGGCATTTACAGCAGTTTTGTATGTTGTTTGATATAGAGTCACTGTATTGATAGTGCTAGAGCGTATTGCGCCTCTTGCCGCCCAATCACTAAACCATCTGCAAGTAGTAAGTTGATACTTGGTGTTGTAATCCAATTGATTCTTGTGTTGTAGCCTATCCTCATAGAAATACCAAGTAGGTCTACTTACTGTGCTGCTAACATCGTATTTATCGAATAAGGATGTTCTACCAGAAGTGGTGTCTGTTTTACCTCTTAATCCATATGATACTGCTACCACACTAGTATCTGTCTTTGCCGGACCCTCGTAAATCTCAAAGTTTGTGTCCTTTGGTATTGAAGTTGGGTATCTAGGTTCAAACTCAAAACCATCACCATAGTAATCATATGTGGTCAGTCTCTTTATCTTAGCGAAATGCGGTCTGTTCTTCACTGCTCCATCATCGCCACGTATTTCTGGGTTGATTAGAACGAAGTAGTCTTTGCTTTCTAAGTCCATTCCCGGTCCTGTTGAACCTGCTAACAATTGACCAGTAATACTGGCATTTCTGTCATACACTCTAATCTTGTAGGATGATGTCTCTTGCTTGTTCTTAGCATAGTTAGCCAAGGTTGACTGATTGCTAGATGGAATTATTCTATTTACGAGTCTGGTTTTGGTATGACCAGAAATTATTGGCTCATCATTAGAACCCACACTAGTTGGTGCATTTCTTATCTCAAAGAAGTTAGCAGAATCTTGGTCATTGGTATTAAGACCGGGATTCTTCAATACAGGATTTACTGATGTATCTGTAAATGCAGAATTAGGAAAGGGGTCATCCCTATTAGCATATACATGGTTTAGAGAGAGGGATTGGTTTTCGGTTTGATTGATTACATAAGTATAGTTATCAGCCATTACTCATCACCAAACCTGTAATAGAATATGATATCGCTAAGTCCAACGGAGAGTGTGCTGTTTCTTGGGCTTGGTTCCCCACTTGAATGCATACATACCTCAAACATCTCTCCCATAAACTGATTCGCTTTGTCATTACTGTATGAAGAACCTGTTCTAGTCTCACCTTGACCAATCCTACAATCACTAGGGTCAAAGAAGAAACCGTGTGGCAATATTGTCGTTGTTATAGGTTGAGATGCAACTTCATTTCCATTGACGTATATTCTCAAGGAGTTAGTGTTGTATGAGCAAGATATCCTATATGTTGATTCTACATACAATGCCTCTCTTGGTTGAGAAGCATATATTACAGATGTAACAGGAACAAGTGGGTCTGCATCTAAAGTTATATCATTCCCACTTACATCAGCAGTGGTTCCTATCAACCTAGCATTTACATCGTATATTTTCTCACCTGCTCCTATTGTATCTGCTTGTGTTGTTTGAACTGTTATTATTCTAACTCCCGATGTATCGAAGGTAGTGTTGTTATTTGATAATGCTATATTATCCAAGTTATTGGAAATCGCATAAGAGTTTCCTATTGTTAATATTTTTATTGTCACTGTGTTATTAGAAGGAGTTGCTGATATATTTCCTCCGTGTGCGCTGGTTATCTTTGATGCTAAATTAGTAGCAGTTGCATTATTATCAGCACCTATTTGAAAGAACTCGTAAGTGGTATCAGTCTCACCAGAAGCGTTTGTTGACGGTTTGTATTTCTTTAACACACCACCAGCATCCGTTATGTCAAGAGAATCAGTTGGATTTGCAGCGTTCAGACCACCACTAAAATTCGCCGCCGTTATATTGCTGGTATTCACTCCTGTAATGCTTGTATTTCCACTTGTTCCTCCATTGTCTTGAGTTAGATTCACCTTGTCTTCATCAACTCCATCATTGGTTGCAGTTATGTCTAGATTGGTCGCATTATTTACTGCGTTTGCAAAATTAGCCCTATTGGAGCCTGTTGATGGTAATCTGTAAATGACATACTGAATACCACTGAGCGTTATGGTAGAGCCTGTTGGATAGTTATTACTATTAGTGGTTGGATGTGCGGCTAGAAACTTGACTGTTGTTCCATCTGCATCTGTTAGTTGTATGTGTTCATTAGGAATATTTTCGTTTACTCCACCAGAAAAAGAACTTATTGTAGGATTTGGAGAAGTGTTTGATGTTGACATGTTGCTTGTTGTTATTGTGAAACTGTTTCCATTAGTTCCACCAGTATTGGCAGTCAATGTGACCCCATTGTTGCTTAGTGCAGATGCAGTGACTTCGGTGTTGCCATTTGTTGGGTCATTGATAGCAGAAACCAATGAAGCCATAGTATTGGTTAAGGAATTTCCTTTTCTGAATGTGATATAATTCACTGATGATGATGTCTGTATAGAACCCACAACACCACTGCTAAATATCCTGTACTTCTTATCACCACTACCTGTGTTTATCGTTATGGATTCGTTGCTAACTACTTCATCTACCCCTCCACTCATATTGGATGTGACCTCTACATCAGTATCTACAATGCCCGAACCTGTTGATAAGTCTCCTCCGGTCCCTAGTCTATTTGGTGATGTTCCTCTTATTGCAGCAGTGAATGTGACAATATCATCCTGTCCTGCTAGAACCAGTCCCACGGCTACACTTCCAGCCCATCCATTGTTCCAAGCATTGACAGCATCATGAAATTGTTTAGCCTGTGCCTGTCTAGAGAAAACATTGTTAGAATTGTCTGTGACAGTAAAACCCCTATCTCCCGAAGAAAAATTATCTACATTTGACAAGTCAACATTATTATTGTAGGTTAGTCCAGAAACCGGAAACCATCTTGTTGTTGTATTCCCATCTTCACTCACCACCTGTATATATCGGTTTGAGGCATTGGTAGTGACTACCCCTAGAGTATTGTGAAATTCTATTGTTCCTGTGCCAGCAACGGGTGTGGTATCAACAGCAAAATTGTTGTTGTTGAATGTAATGCTTGCTGATGCACTCGTAGCAGGAAAGTAGGAAGAAGGCGCATTATTATTTATATCGAATGTTACACTTCCTGTTGATGCAACAGCAGGAGCATTAACCTCTCCTGTGAAACTATTGCTAGATACAGTGATTACTTTACTAGGTTGTGCGTTCATTGCATTTGCTGATACTTGTGTTAGTTCAGTATTTATTCCATCATAGAAACCAACAGCATCATAATAACCATGTAGAAGATTGTTTGGTTTTATGATTGTATCTGATGTTGCAGTAACCTTAGTTGTATTATCTTGATGTATTTTTGCTACTATTCTATATTCTGCTGGTCTATTAAATGTTTTATTTTTCAACCCTGTTGTAGAAATAGTAGTGTTTTCTAAATACACCTCAAAGTTCCTGTTGTAAAAAAGATGCATTTTTTGTGCAGTTCGGTCTGTAAAGAAGGAATTAGATTGGTAATCTGCTTCATTACTAGTTACGTCTATGCTTAAACTAGGGTTTGTTTTCTGAGAGTCAGATATCCCAACACCTGTTCCTGTCTTTGTTCCATATCCATTTACATCGTATGGGGTTATAATTGCCTCAAATGTAAATGGGGTAGTTTGGCCCCAAAGACCACCTCTTACCCCTAGTTCTTGAATAGGGTTGGTTAGGTTTAGGTCGCCATATACCTGTTTGATATATCCATCGCATAACATTGGAAATACTAGTGACTTGGTATCTCCAACATATACACCCGGCATAGAATCACCTAGAAAGCCTTATTGATAAAATCAGACATAGCAGTAGATGATATTGTAAAGTTAAGAGTGAAGTTTATTGATGGTATTTGGTCGCCAGCAATATCAGTAGAGAAATCATTGATGAATCCACTCATACCCGGTATCTCTTGGTCAATATTAGCCAATGCAGATGGAAACTCAGTTGCGCCAAAGTCTATCTTAGTCCCGTCTAGTGTAGGCATATCGAAGGTTCGATTGCCAAAGTGAAAAGGTATTAGAGGACATTCCGATAAAGGGGTGTTCTCATTAACGCCAGCATGATATTCAAAATTAGTATCTACACGACTTGGTATCAATACGATTAATTTACTTACGTTTTGGTCTTCATGTAAGAAAGAAGAATCCACATATGAGTGTAGTAATTGCGCCATTTCATATGCTGTCAGTTTCTTATTCTTTTGAGTACCGTTCTTTGTTTTTTTGAATAGCATTTGGTCAGATAATATTCCATTTATTGATACTGTCTTTGTTGCTAGACCTAAATCCAGTGCCAAAGTGGATGACTCACCAGATATTATACCGGAAAAAGGAACAGGAAAGGCAATGGATTGTTTGTTTGTTGCTATGTTTATATTAGTTGCCAGTAGTCCTATTCTGTTTTGAAACAATGCTGTATCGTTTATAGTATCTGGTAGTGTATCGCCAGAACCTCTTCTTGCTAACTCTAACATGCAATAGGAGGTTACTTCGGTAAGAGTTCCATAATTAACCATATCATGCACCTATTCTATTTGCTCCTGTTCTGTTCATTCTTATGTTGATTTCTCTTGCTACCTTGTTGGCAATATCTCTTATTTCTGCATCAGAAGCACCAACACGGCCATTTATGTGAATGTGAATATTGTTTCCACCTGCTCTTGCACCCATGCTATTTGCATTGTTCTGTACTCTTGCACCTCTAGGTAATGATACTAGTTCCGGTCCATTTTCGCCAACAACCGCTAGACCTCCTCTAGATACACCTCCTGTTGAATGCTTACCAATTTTGCGACCTGTTAACGCTCCAAATGTAGCATTGTAAATACCTGCTAAGATTCCTGTAATGATACCTAACATAATCTTGAATAGACCTGCTAGGAGATTACCTAGCAATTTGACTAGATTGAATACAATTTCTTTGAAGAAAACTTTGATTGCTCCTACTATATCACCTGCGAATATTTTTCCAATTAGATTGAATACTCCTAAAAGAATTCCAAGAACATTCAAAAATGCTTTCTTGAAGAAACCAAAAGCATCTTCAAACTGCTTTCTAATCACAGGCCATCCTGCGTTGATTATTTTAGCAATTAGAGTTATTCCAAAGACAATCAGCAATCCATACATAGCAAATTTACCTATGAGAGCAGCCGCTTTAACTGAAAATTCTCCTAGAGCCTTACCTGCTCCTTTGAACCATTTTCCCATCACTTGCAGGTTTTGTGTCATTTTCTTTCTATATCCAATTCTACCTTTATTTTCAAATTCTTCAAGTTTACTTAGACCAAATAATTTTTTTCTCACTATTCTTTCCGGGCCTTTTATACTGTCAAGAAATGGACCTTTTGTAAATTCAAATGTCTTAGTTAGTATATTCGTTAAAGGAGCAAAAGTTTCTTTTAAAATAAATCCAATTGAGCCTCGTATTGGTGCATTTTTTGTCCCTCCTTCTAATGTTGGTTTTTGGAACTCAAAAGGATTAGCCTCGGCAAATCTTTTTGTTATACCCTTACCTCTATTCAATATAGATTTTCTAAGTTGTGCGCCTCTTTTTTTTACAACATTTTCAATTTCATCTATATATTTTTTATAAAATCCTTTTGCTTCCTCTTTTGCTAATTTTGCATCTCCTAAATCACCTAAAAGTAATTCATAGTATGGTGTAGTTCCACCTGCTTCTATTTTGTCATATCTTTCTTTTAACATTTTCAATGAATCAGCAAGTGCTAGATTAGATTCTAATGACTCTAAAATTTGTGTTCTGTTTTCTTCTTGTGCTTTTGTGAAGAAGTTAACTACGTTTGAGACACCACGAAGATAATTTTGTAATCTCCAAAATGTGCTACCAGAACTAAATCTACTAATGACATTCCAAAGTTTATTTCCGCTTTCACCTGCTTGACCAAAACGAAATATTAATCCGTCTTTTGCTCGATTTAATCTGTTGATAGCAACAGTTAAATCGTTGGTTAGTTCAGGTGCATCTTTAGCCATTATCTTACCTTCTTTATTTGCTTATCTATTTCTTCTGATTTCAACTGTTCTGCTTCTGTATGTATCTTCATCATTTCTAATATTATTGTTGCCGGAGTATTGTATGCTTCCATTGGACTTATACCAAATACTTTTGAATATGAATAAATAAGGATTCGTGAGGCTAAAGTAGGTTTTATTTCTCCTCCTCTTAGTCCTCTACGAATCTCTTTCAGTTTCCCGTATCATCCCCTAAGAAATCATTAAAGGGATTAGGTAGAACATTTTTTAATTGCGCTCCAACAAAAGGAGTCAACCTTAAAATTTCTACTGTCGTTAATGACGGTTCTGTTTTCTCTATGAAGTTTTCAACCATAAACCTATACATTTTATTTAGGTCTATGCCCATACTTCCTTGGTCAGCGTTAAGGTTCATCACCACAGATAACGCTTGTTCTACTTGAAGCCATGTAGGTTCTTTGACCCACACCTTCAATATATCATCTGAAGTTTCATCAACTTTCAAAAGATGACATTTTGTTTCTACTGTTGTAAACAGTCTGTTCTTATCACTTACTACATTTTCCATTTTTTCCACCTACAATATAAAACTAACAAACAAACGATTGTTAGTGGAATGTTAAGATAAAAGGATTTTATCCTCTTTTTAGCCCTCCTAATATGGACGAATCCATACTACGAAAACAGGAATAGACCCACAGATTCACAGATTTGTGCATCATTTTCGCCCTCGACTTTCTTAGAAATATTGTATAACCCTTTGAATTGTTTTTCACTCGATTTATCCAATGATAATCCATTTACCATGATATTTACACTCATGTAGGGTCCGGGCCGCTAGAGTCACGGCCACATCAATCATTCCTTTGTCGTCTGGGAACGGAATATCAACAGATTGCACTATGTAATCTTTCAACGTCATTGTAATCTTATCAGTATCGGCAGTAGCATTTTTATCAAATGTTAGAACAATGTCTCCTAGAGTAACTTCATCAGCACTTCTTAATTCATCAAAAATCAACCTGTCTGTAATTTGTAAGTTAAGAGTTATTTCATAAGTTCTTTGTGCAGGTATATGTGCAGATACAATAGACCTATCATAATTACCGATGTATCTTTGTGGAGTTATGTTGTTGTTAATAGTAAGAGTCCCGCTTTTTACTCTAGCAAGATTTTGACCAAATGCTTGAATGGTTCCATCTGAAAACATAAATGGTAAGTTTGCATCGGTATCATTGTAGTTGAATAAAGAAGATGGTGTTCTAACTCTTCTTTTTGGTGTGTAATTTTGGTTGCTATCATATCCTCTTCTAGTAACTGCGTCAATACTAGCCTTAACTTCTTGACCCTCTTCAAAATTTATTGATAATGTATTGACTTGGCATCCTGTGAATATACGAGAGAATAATCTTTCATCTGAAGCATCTTGAAAATAGTTTGCGTCAGCAACATTACCTTTCTCATTTGTGAATTCTAATGCAAAAGACGGTAGTGAGTCTCCATCGGCTTCTGTAAATTGATAATCTATTTTACTATCATCAGATAACTTCAGTATACTAGCGTCTGCTGTTCCGTATGGTTTAGGTGGGCTTAATGTTGTTGATTCTAATCTATGAAATGTCTTATTTGTATCGTCATAGTACACTTTACCGTTTTCTTGATTCAAACTTAAATTTATAGCCGTACCTTGAGAATTAGTTTTTTGAGTTGCAGTAAATGTTTTCTTTCCTAATGCGTAATATAACCAAGAACCATTGTTTAGAGATACATCAATAGATGCACTTCCGTAGGATTCTGCTCCTTTGTATTGGAAACCAAAGTTTCTGGTTCCCCCTAGTGCTAGATTTAATTGCTTCATTTCAGCATCAATGCTTGGTGCAGTTATTGAGTTCACCAAACCTAACCAGTTATCTGATAGTAAATTGTGCTTACCTGTCATTACTGCTGGTGAATGTAAAGGTGTTCCGAACCCTAGTATTTTTACTGTGAATCTATCTGTATCTGTACCAGAAAGTTCTCTATCGAAAGTTATTGTCTGTGCAGCGTTGCTCTTGATTACGTGTATTCCCAAGGGAACTTCTGTGGTTGAACCCGATTCGTATTTAGAGACTTCAGCAAAACATCCTTGATATATATTGACAGGGAGCCTATTGGTATCTGATTCTGCGCCGCCGTCAGTAGCGTCAGAACCCCATGATAATGTTGTTCTATCTACTGCACTGTTATTGTTTGAATTAAGGAAACCAAAACCCTTTACATCTGTGGTTATTGATATCGGTCCTAACTGATTTCCAATGTTATAATCCGCTTCTGGGATTAACGTTGCCGATGCTCCTGCTCCTGTATATACTTCACTGCTGCCCATTTTATCACCTTACTAACATACTGTGGTTCTTCCGAACCTTTTCATGGTAACAGACATCTTATAACCTAATAAACGCTTACCTCTATCATTAGCCTCACTTCTGCCTGTTATTTGAATTAATTCTGCACTACCCTCGATATTATTGTTTGCGTCATATACGGCGGGTCGCAGACCTTTCTTCTCTAGGATGTATCTTGCGATTTGATATAAACTTTGCAGTCTATCCCTTCCGTAAGTTAAACTCGTCCACTGTTTTTGATGTAGAACTCTAAGGTGAAGAGTAAAGGAATAGTCCTCGTTTCTAATAGACCAATCAATAGTGGGTAGAGTTAGGCTTGCGCTATCCTCGAAAACCACGATTACCTCTTTCTGGTCGGCATCGTATCTTCTTCCTTGTCCCGGTTCTATGCTCCTAACATCAATTATGTTCGGTTTACCTCGATGATTTGCCAAGCCCGGAGTAGGGTCGCCGTATGCATTTACTCCGTTTGTATTTTCAGCCGCATCTGTCCAATTGTCGCTGAGAAGACGGATAACGAAAGTGACTTCATCTAACATGGATTTCCCTCTTTACCGCTAATGCTGTATTTTTATACATCTCCATGCTATATTCCACTAATTTTAATGATGCTGCTTTTGTTCCTACTTCTAGGAGATATTCATTCAAGTCTGCTTCTGTCTCTATTCCCAAACCTAACTCAGATAAGATTTCTTCTCTTTCCCTTGCTATCCTAATCTGCTCATCAGCATACTTCTTCATCACTCGATAGAAGTTTACTGAGGGGTCCATGTCTTCACCTAGTCTATGAGATGCAGTAGAACCTGCTTTCCTTTGATGATATCTTCTGCTTCTTTGACCAATATTTCGTGCTTGGTCTTTATGTCAATATTAGAACCTGTCTCGGCAATAAGGATAGTATTGTCATCATGGACAAGTATTTCTGCTGCTGCTAGTTTAGTTGCTGCCTCATGTATTTCAGCAGGAACTCTTGATTTACCTCTTACATATGTCACTCTTATAGAATGGTTTTGATAGTAAGGATAGTTCTGTTTGAAGAATAACTTACCCTCATCATTGATAGTCCAAAAGTCATCTTCTCTACCAGAAGTCTCATTGTCCGTAAAGGAAGTAGAAGTAGTATGGCTACCGTGTGTTGCTTCAATAGTGCATATAGTTCCCGCATCAGAAGGAAGTAGAGAAGTAATGCATACTTGTGTTCCTCCCCCTGAAGGACTTGCATAAAAGAAATCAGAAATACTTCTAGTTACTCCACCATTATCGGGAGCATCTGTTGTGCTTTTGGATGTTGTTTCTCCTGTAAATTGTGCAGTCTTTGATGGAAATACTTCGTTTATTGCGTCACATATTTGTAAAACAGTTGTTTTTTGACCAAATGTATCGTAAAAACCGTTTGAATTTCCTTTAGTTAATGTAAATCTATATCCTGTCCCTGCATCTCCTACCCCTAAAGTAATGGTAAACGAGCCATTAACAGGACTTTCTGGAGGAGTATATTTTACACTGGCTGAAGCAAGGTCAACGTATTCGCTTCCTTGATAAACTTCTAACTTGATTATCTTTCTTATTGACTCACTTTGTAGTTGTATAAATCCAACATAGTCTTTGAAAGGAACAACAGGATAGGAATTCATTCTCAAGGATTCAAAATTATGAACTTCGTCCTTGATTATCTCTGGCCTAAAGGATAATTTTATGCTGTTGTCTATCTTACCCTCTACTCTTTTTATTATCTTGCCAACCATTGCTATACTAGGCACTGAATCAACAGTGAAAGCACCTACTTGGAGTAAATCTGAAACTTCTGTGTGTGTTGTATAATGACCTATTCCTGTTGAGTAATTAGGCAAAGTGCTAATTATATAATCGCTTTCTGTCTTCAATTTACTCATTTACATACCTCTTTAGTCTTCTAAGTTGTCTCTTTATGGAACTGTTGAATACCCTTGACTTGACACTAATCATCTTGACTTGGCCTCCTTCCTTAACTCTACCTGCTGAACCAACAGGATTACTGCCCGGTCTAGTAATTGGTTTTTTCATTCTTTCATAATCAACATCTGTAAGTTTCTTTTTGTTTGGTCTTCTTTGAGGAAATGCTTCCTCTATATCACTCAAAAATGGTCTTGCCTTTGATTTATAATCTGCATCTATCAATCTAAATACATTCCATTTCTCATCTAAAAGTTCTCTAAATATTTTCTTATTGTCCTTTGAAGAACCTCCACTTGGCATTGTTTTGTTTCTAAGATAGTTCTCTCCTAGTTTAACATAAGGCTCATCTACTTGAATGACTCTTGCCTTTAGTGTATGCAAACCTATGTCACTAGGATTCAACATACTTTTGATAATATCATTCATGACTTTAGAAGAATCATTTCTTCTTACACTTAATAATCCTTCTTTTCCATTAACTACTGGCTTAGAATAATTTATTGGTGTCTTAAATAACTTTATTTCTTTATATTTACTTTCTTCTGGAGCATGTAATATTACATCCATTCTTCTATCTGCTAACACTTTATCTTTTACATTACTCCATAATTTTTGTTCATATTCATCTACGAAACTAGGTTTTTGTCCTTGTGTTTTGGCTCTTGGTTGTATTTGTGTTTTTAGGAAATCTACCTCTTCTTTGTTCAAACTTCTGTTTGAAGGTGTTTTACCATCTTTAACATACTTATAAATTGAATCAATCTTTATTACGTTAGTGTTAAAGAGTAAAAAAAGTAGATTTTTTTGTTCCTCGTCTAGCGTATCATATGGCATTTCATACTCGGACCTATCCTCATTCCAAATCAACTTCATGTTTATTTTGATAATCTTCTCCGCTAGTTGAGAATCCTTACTTGCTTCGTCCCTCAAATCTTTAGGAAACCATATGAATTTGAACTCACTCAAATCTTGTAGAGTAGGCATGTCTGGTTTTATTTCCATTTGATAATCGCTTTCGGGTTGTATTTGTTTTTGATAGTCTTCCAAGACATCATCTAGATTTATCTGTGACTTTTGCAGGTTCATTTGAGGGGATATACCTGCCTCTTTGAAAATATCGTTGAACATCTTTTCTGTATCTATTACTATATCGTATTCTATGATACTAGCAGGTCTTTCTTCACGCACCCCATCAACTGTTGTCAAATACCCTCCTGCTCCTCCGGCCTTCTGTTCATTTTTAGTCTGGGTCACATCTATGTATTTGTCAATGTTTTTCAAAGCATCTTCATACATTGCTTTGGATTCTGCTATATTCCTAATTTTTCTGCTAGTCTCTCCTGTCTTCCTAGCACCTATTATTTGGTCAAACCCCGAAGAAGTTAGATACTCCTTCATGGGTAGGTTTGATTCACCTAAGTTAATCAGAACGAAATCTAAATCTTTTTGGCTAAAACTTGCTTTATCACTTTGTCTTATTTTCGGCTTTACATGTTCCTCTAAGAATTGCCTTATGTCCATTTCTGATATTAATCTGTAAGCATCATCTACATGCTTCTTGTATTCCTCTTTATCGTATTTCATATCGGGAGTTTGTTCTGATGCATTCTCCATGAAGTCATAGTTTAGGAATTTGGGTAGGTTTCTTTCTATTTTGTCATAGTCACCCGAAGATACAGGATTAAGTAAGTATCTTACCATCAACCTAAACATAGGGCTAGATGTATTTCCCATGTCGGAAGAATCTAGCCTTATGGTTTCACCTAAAGATACTACGCTATTCTGCTTGTCCAATACCAGACGAGAAGGAATAACTATGGTCATTTATCCGCCTCATGCCAGCCAAGCCGCCCATGCAGCACCTTTCTGAATCATTGCACCTAGACCTAACCCAGAACCCGGCGGTGTATATGTTGCTTGTCCGGTAGCAGGGTCTATCCAATATGGATTACCCATTGTATCGGTTCCTGCTGGTGGAACAGGATATCCAGACGGATTGTTGAATGCCTGTTGTTGTTGATTTATCATATTATTTGCTTGCATTATAGGATTACCGCCTGTTATTTGAGAGGGGTTTAGTCCTCCTTGGTTTGGCATACCCATTTGTGGTTGCATTGTTTGTTGCTGTGGCATTTGTGATGTAGCGAAACCTTGTGCTTCTAGATACTGTTGTTTAGCCATCTTCCTTTGCATGACCACTTCTGTATTCAACGCAGCAGAAACAATAGCCTGTATGTCTAATTGTATGTTCTCAGCAGTTATTGTTTCAAACTCCCTCAGTGCATTCTGCTCTACTTCCAAATCACCGTTTGTGTTGTTGATGAATTTTAGTTTAGGAAGCATCTGTGCTATCACCCTAGTAGTCACATCTTCTAATAATTTCTCAAATGCAGTAATGAATTCCACACCATGATACGTGAAGAATTCCTCTACATGATTCTCTTGTAGCGTTAGCAAGTTGTTAACTGCTTTGAAATCAGCAGCACCTTGTTGTGTTATCTGCTGTGCCAATGTTGTATTGCTTGTTCCAAAAAGTCCCATTTCATTCCACCTCTTCTATTTCTCTTTGTACTATTTGTGTGCCTGTTGACATCAACTCTATTATTCTTGTATTTATTGACTGGCTTTCTATTGTTAATCTGAACAACTCATCTTCTTTTGTTTCATTTAACATTTTAGGTGGTCGTATCATCCAACCTATCGTAGACAATGACTCTATATCTGATTGCCTTAATGAAGTTAGCGGTGCAGATTGTAGCATCTTGGGCATCTTTGGTTTTGGTATATATTGATTAAATTCTAGCCCATGCTCTTGTGCGATTATCTGTTGTTCTAGCATTTCATATTGCATATACAATCCCGCATGTTTTTCACAATAAGTCCCTCTCATTGGATAGCCTTTCTTTACTTTGTGAAGTGGTATAGGTGGCCTCATAGGGTCTGACCTATCCCAGATTTTATGAGTTCCACAGACAACACATCTGTCCTTAGTGTTAAATTTGTAACCAAATGGTATTTTGAAAAAGGACTTTCTTTCGGGCCAAAGAACCTTTAGCATCTCCTTTACTTGCTTCTTTGGTTTTTCACTCTTAAATTCATATGTCATTATAGAACCCGCAGCCCTAGCAAACTTCAGTGGTGGCATAAACGGGTTGGCTACCGTTGCATTGGTAGCACCGATTAAACTTGGCGGTTGGTAATTCATCGTCATTCTTTTCTCTCCTTACATGTTTTACAATAGCAATACGGCGACATGGAACAGTTATCATATGACATTAGTAATCCTCTATCATTGTTGCTACACCACGATAAACCATTTCTGAGTCTGATTTTGCACTTACTATATACTTATAACAAGGTATTCCTTTATCGTTTAATTTTTGCATACCGTCTTTGAATGATTCAAATATTGGGTGTTTCTGTATGTCTTCATATTCATATTTGTCTTTCCACAAATCAAATTTGTTCGCCCATAATCCTACTGCTACTGGATAATCGTGATTCTTTTTCTTCTGTCTTCTATTTATAGCATCCCAATAAGGAGAACATATTGTATCTACTAGAAACGTCCAACACAACTGCTGTTCAATATCATAGTGTTTATCCATATGTCTATCATCAATCATGAAGATAATGTATTTGACTTTACGGCTTTTCATGTCTTTAAGCCATTCACCCCAATAAAGTGTCTCTCCTCCTATGTCTGCTGTCTTGATTGTGTGCTGGTCGCCATCTATCTTTATTGATTTCCTAGTTGCCCTTCCTCTTCCAACTGTTCTTTCTTTTATCTGTGGCACTTCTCCCCTTGTTCTTAATTGGTGATGTAATGTTGTCTTTCCTACCTTGGTGGCTCCATATACTCCAAAAGATACTGCATGAAGTTTCTTCCACAGAAGTCCTATCTGTTCTGCCATTATTATGACAAAACCTGTCATTACTGACATTCAATCACCTCATAGGTGGCTGATGAAATCCTTAAGACCCTCCCAGACTGATTCATATAGATTAACTCCAAATAACGATATTCCATGTCCAACAAGAAAACTAGTAACTGATGCAATGAATCCCCAAAAATAAAACCTAGCCCTTAGAAACCAAACGTCTGCTGAATGCGCTCTTTGCATATCATATGCCAAAGAACCCTCATCCATACCAAACGCTATGGCATCTAACATGACATCACTCTAATTTTGCTAAGAATGAGGGGGCGATGGTCTGCCTGTTCTCTTCTACTACTGGTTGATTGAATTGTGGAGCAAACTGTTGAGGGATTCTATATTGTTGCATAGTGGCTCTAATCTTCTCCCTTTGCTGGTCATCTCTTTGTTTCTTAGACCAATAGGCAGCAATTCGTCTGTCTAGTAAGGCCATCTCTATGTAGTCGTTCAAGGCTAGGTCAAAAATAGCCTTCATGACTAGTATTCCTCCAATGGTCATAAGCCCGAAAACCAACGCATGAGCGTAGTTGTTGAAGGCAATCATATCACCATACTTCGAGTAGAAGTAGACGTTTGTTCCGCTTATCGCTCCGACGAATAATATCGTCATTACGAGTTTTGTTTCTTTTTCTAATGCTGGCATTCAATCACTCAGAAGAATTCAACGGAGTATTGTATGTCGCCAGTTACTACTACATAGATGCCTTCTGCCATAATAGCACCATGAAACTCAAAGTCATACATATGTGGTTTTCCATCGTCTTCAACATACATCTTGGTGATGAGTTTCTTTCCGCTTGTAGTGGCAGTGCTGGAATCATAGACTGCTATGTTTCCTGCTGCTACCCCACCAGAAGTATCAAAATCAGTGCTACCATCAGACATCGCCTTGATAGATGCGATTCTAGCCTTTCCGACGTAACAAAGTTTAGTGGCGGTAAGCACACCTGTTGTATTACATCCAGCGACCATTTCCATCGTCCTCTCACTTGCTTGAAACAGTATTGTCCTTATCAACCTTGCTTGGTGATTTCTTTACCGGACTTGTTACTTTGGTTGTTGTTGCCTTTACAGGAGCAACGGCCTTCTTTACTGGCTTTGGTGTTTTTCTTGATTTTGATGCTGGAAACATTGCTTTTACTAAATCTTCTCTGTTTCCACTTACACCAAATTCGTCTTTTAAGATATTAATGATATTATCTGATGCTGAAGCCACAGCATCTTTATCACTTAATTCAAAACTTACTTTGAATTCTGGATTGCCTATCTTGGCAACTGCATAATGAAACAAAACAGAAGTTTTCTTTCCATGCTCAAAAACATATTCTGTTCCGTTAGGGTGTAAAACCTTCAACGGACTACCTTTCTCACTCAATTCTAAAAATGCCATAATAATACATCCTCTAGTGTAGTGACCAATGCCCCTACTTTCATAGGGGCAAAGGCCACATTTACTTATTTAGAGATTGCCCCACACTCTTACTCTAACAGAACCGCCATTAGCATCATTAGATAACGTAGTACCTGATGACATAGTAGTGTGCTTAAGAGCAAACGATGTTGCGCTTGCATAAGCACCAGCAGAATTAATCACCACTTTAATTGCTATGTCATTTGTGCTATTGTTAGGGTTGTCATCACCGCATATTGATACACAATGAATAGATGATAGGCCAAGGGCCGAAGCAGGGATTTCTGACCCTGCTGCGACTACCTTGGTTACATCTATCACAGCATCAACAACGTATTCATCACCTACTGCCTTTGGAAGTGTAACTCCCTTATGGTCGGCAAGTAATGTTACGCTATATTCCAATGCCATGCTTAATCACCTCACGCACTCTTTAGGTTGGTTATCTTACCTTGGCCCTTGAAGAAGGAACAACCAGTCTCAGCAATGGTTCGATACATTGCCCTGTTTCCTAATGTTCCAACACCGAATGGGTTGCCGTTGTCAATACCGTCCTCGAAATACTGAGTAGGCTTCATAACGCTCATCCAAAGATGGTCGGTATCAAGTATCAGTATGTCACTTAGTCTGTTTGAGGTAGATTCACCTGTGCTTGGCATATCCTTACAAGGAATAATTGGTATGTCAAAGTAAGTAGCGACTCTAAAGCCAACTTCTGCACCCTTAACACCCCTTACGCCGTTGTGCGTAGGAATAATCTCCCTTCGGTCCATGAACCTCTCTTGTGCTTGTAGCAAGTCACCTAGATGCTGAATAGTATCATATCCAGTTAAGATAACTTTTGGACTACCACCGTTTTGACGGATTCGCCTTAGCATATCGTTTAAGATAGTTAAGGTTAGAACACGACAGTTTGCCGTAGCATATCCAGCACCAAAATCAACTTCTGCGTCTAAGAAAGAAGCAGTAGGGTTACCGCTACCATCTAAGTCCCTATCGTTGTTACCGTACAACTTGCTTATGGTATCTGGGGTAGAGCCAGACGTTGTTGCTATTAACGAAGCATCCTGCATTGCTGCTAACTCAGCACTTGAAGCAACTACCTTCATCAAAGAAGTATATTGCCTTCCAAGGTCTGTTAGTGTGTTTGCTTCGTCATACTTCTCAAGAGGCATTAGTAGCATCTTGTTCTGTACTTCAGCGTGGTGTTTACCCATATCCTCACGGATTAAGGCTCTTAAGTCACCTACACCATCGTCAATCTTAGCCATCTCAAGAGCAATCTCAGAAAACTCAAACAGATGTGCAACGGTCTTAGGGCTGGTAAACAGCGTTGTGTATTCGGGTGCAACAGCCGATAGGTTTCCTACACCTATTGCAGCATTCTCCTCAACAGCACCTAACTTGTCTGCTCTTGGAGCAGCCCCTCCAAAATCACCTGTACCAACGTCAAAGGTAGAACCACTTCCACCAAATGCCCTGCTTTTTAGTATTCTCCATCCACTTGACGTGTATGGCCTCTTTGGAAGAATAGCCAAAGCATTAACCTCTTGGTTAAGCATAGACCAAACTTTCTGTCCAAATATTGTGTTATATAGCGAAGTTAATCCGCTTGCTGCACCCGTACTCAAAACAGATGTTCCAGCGTCATGGGCGGTATGTAATCCACCAACAACACCTGCACCTTTCAGTAGGGTATTTCCTGTACCGCCTCTAATTCCATAGGTTGCGGCCTCTAAATCTTTTACTGTCTTAATATATCCACTCATCTAAATCACTCCTCATATTGTGAAACAAAACTGTTTATCTCGGCCCATGACATTTCTGATACATCAACATCTGGCATTTCAAATGCCTGTGCTTTTGCTATTGTATCAGTCTGCTCAGAAAGAGATTTCCTTAGTGTAGCAAATTCCTCTCTTAGTGCTTCAACTTCGTTCTTTGCATCATACTCGCTTCGTGCTACTTCGGCCTTTCGGACACTTTGCTCATTAGCGAACCTTGCAGCGAACTGCTCCTTTAGAGAATCATAAGCCATCTTCTCTAACTGTTCTGCTTTGAAAGCCTCGTATGCTTTCTCCACATTTTCACTGGAAAGGTCTAGTGTGGAGAATTCATCATTCGACCACTCTTTGTAGAGAGAACCTAGTTGACCTGCTTGTTCGTGCTTTTTGCCCTGTCCGGGTTCACCTGCACCAGCATTCTCAACAAAGCCTTCTGGCCCCATTCTTCCCTTTCTTTCCATATCGGCTTCATCCATATCAGCCATTTCGAGGTCTTTCTCAGCCATCATCTCAACGTCTTCCTCATCGGAATCCATAGACTCATAGCCCATCTTCTCCTCGTCTTTGTCCTTCATGGACATTTTCTCTTCGTCTTTCTCCTTCATGGACATTTTCTCTTTGTCGTCCATGTCGGACTCTTCTTTCTTGAATTCGTTCAACTGCGTCATAAGACCGTTCAACTCCTCAAGTGCTTTTTCCAACTTTTCGCTCATTTTATCTTTCTCCTCTTTTAGAATGTCAAACTTTGCTTCTGGATTTATCCCCTTCTCACAAATTGTTACTTCATGGAGTTCTAACTTGTCAATTTCGTTATATTCACCTAATTCTTCATTAGACTTTTTTCTTTTACTTAAGGCTTGACCACCTATACTAAAAGAACGTAATGTTCCTTTTCTAATACCTCTTGATATTTCTTTTGCTTTTTCTATGTCATCTCTTAATTTAATAACAACATAAAATCCTACATCATCTACTTGTGTTCTATGGAGATTACCATTTTTATCTCTATACTTTTCTATTACATCTCCTACTTGAACATTTGAATGGTTTGACATTACATTTCTATATTTTGCATCTTTCATGTATTTTGTTACTGCTTCTTCTAATGCTTTTAGTGTAATTAAATCATTTTGTTTGTCTACTATTTCTATTGAAGCATATCCACCTATGATTAAATCATCTGATTTGAGAATATTAAACTCGTTATCATCTCCAGACTTAAGTAACTTTGACTCGGACACAGGGACACTTCCTACTTTTACTATATGAACTGAGCGTTATTACTTTATTTGCATGGTTAATTTTTTATACCTATCTTCAGTAATATCCCATATTCCTTCATCATCTGACCTTTCTAACATCTTTTGTTTTATTCCAGTCCAAGCAAGCCATGTATCTTGGTTTTTGACTGGTATAACTCTCAAATGTAATCTAGTCTCAAACTTATCCCCTTCTAATTTATATTCATGATATCCATGCTTTTGAACTCCCATTAGTATTTTACCGCTATCTAAAAGTTTATCCTTTTGAACTCCCCTAGAAACTTCTGCTGGATATTTACCTGATTTTCCAAATAGGTTGTAAATATCTTTTGAGTCATCTATGTCAATAGTCCAAGCAAATGTTTCATCTTTGTAATTAATTATGAAATCAATATTATTGTCTTTTCTAGTATATAGTTGAAACTTACCATATCTACTGTTATCTTCTTCTTTGTCTTTTATTATTATCTTAGAGTTAGCAGTGAACTTCTGATTACCTAATGGTATGAATGCATCATGGTCATTTAGGAAGTTCTTTAGTTTCCTTGGATTATTTTCAAACATTGATTCTGTCAAGTCTGCATCTCTCTTTTCTATGAACTCAAATATATCTTTGACATGAATACCTTTTTCATCTGGGTCTTCCTCTTGCAGATATTGTTTTATTATGGCTATTGCTTCAGTTGTCTTACCCTTATGTATCTCAGATAACTGCTCCTTCCACATATCCATATCAGCAATGGCATTCTTCTCCATTAGACTGTCTCCTTCAATACCATATATGCTATATCCTTCATAGTCTGATTTCAATAGAATCTCAGCAGTGCCGTGAATACCATCAGTTATTGTGTATTTTAGCAATGCTTCTTCTACATTATACTTCAAGGACTTCCTACCATCCTTTGATAGTAACTCTAGAGTGACTAGTTTTTCTGGAGTATCTACTTCTGGAATTTCTATAACCTTAGCAGAATACAGACTATATCCTTTACCTGCCCTTCTTACTTCATCAACCTTCACTCTTACAATAGCACCTATGTCTACGTTTTCTTTGGTGTTAAGTGCCTTTCCTACTGGCAGATATGTCTTTCCTTCATACTCTATTCCCGTATGCTCTCTTGCTTCTTCACCAGATAAAGGACCAACCCCTACACTGTAAGAGTACATATTTGATTTTGTCTTCTTCTTTTCCAACACTATTACATCTAAGTCAACGAATTTCTTGAACTTAATCCACTTAGGATTCTTTTTCGTGCCTATGTAATATGTTGATTCTATATCTTTTATCACCACCCCTTCTGAGGTTTTTGACTGCATAATGTCTTTTGCGTATTTGTCTATCTCGCTTAACGAGTCTGCTATCCTCGTATTCTTCTTGTTTGGAAACTCTAGTATATCCTCGGAGTGTTGAGCCAGTTGATACTGAAGTATATTCACTCTTTCTCTCAATGGATTATCAGTATGGTCTTCCCCATCATGGGACATAATATCGAATACCTTGGCTTTTAGTGTAGCATCCTTGTATTTGTTCTTGAACAAGTGGGCTATTGTGTCTGCTCTATGTAGAGGTTCATCTCCATCATATAGTATCAGTTCTCCGTCAAGTATCAAATCACCGAACTTTTTCTGTTTCAGTATCTTGATTATGTCCTTGCACTTCTCAGATATGTCCTTCTTATTGTAAGAATATATCTTCACATCCCCATTTGTCTTGTGTATCTGTATTCTTATTCCGTCATACTTTTCTTGAACTACCCATTCTCCTGTGAATCCTTTCAATTCCTTTATGTCATTTATTTCAAATATTCTATACATCGGCTTGTTAGGTATTATGAATTCTATCTCAGCCTTCTCTTCATCACTCTTCTTTAGGTCTAGGTCAACTAGTGCTTCCCACTCATCTTCTGATTTCTCTTCTAGGAAGACTTTCTTCAGTAGTTTCAATGCTGCCTCAAATTTATCCTCTACTCTATCATTACCATCCTTGTCATCTCCATAATGCTCAATGATGTATAATGGTACATCCTTTAATGCTAAATCCAATCCTTCCGCACCTTGAGTAATCTTATCTGGTTTGAGGTCATGCTTATTCCACGCATCTTCCTTTATTGCGCTAGAATCTGAACGCAATGCATAGTGTATGAACATAGCAAATATTGGAGGGGAGCGTAGTAGATTCTCTATGACATCATCGCCCATCTGTCTGGCAAACGGGTCATTCAATTCAGAAGAGTTAAATCTCATCTGCTTGATAGAATCATATAGTTTCTTGGCATCGTATGATTCGGGATTAAGTGACTTCTGACTAAATACATTCTCTTCCTCTAGATATTTCTTCAGCATGGAAGAAAACTCTCCTAGTCCGTCAAAATCCTTTCTTATTCTCTTTACGCTCTCCACCCAATTCTTTCTATATTCCTTCGGGTCTTCCCTTGCTGATAGATAATTATACCTAACATCTTCATAGAAGTCTAAGATACGCTTCGCTAGTGCTTTGTTTTGCTTGCCAACAAAGACTGACTTCAGAAGCATATCATTCCTTTCCGAATTCCGGTCTAATTCCTTCTAGCACGTCTAGTTTCTCTTTCGGAGGATTAGCATCGGGCCTAGTTAGTTTGACATCTTCACCCTCTACTTTTGCTGTTTCCTCTAGTGGGATTTCATTGTAATTCATTACTTCTCCCACTGCCTCTTTTGCTTTCGTCACTGCATTCTCTAACAATTCCTCAATCTTTTCTTCTTTGTTTATTTTTCTTGGTAGTAAATCATCCATCTTATACACCGCCTTCTATCCTTGAAACCATATCATTGATTTCACTCCAATCCATCTTTGCTATCTTATCGTCATCAATTGATGCTGAGTTATTAGCAATTGATGGAGTTGGTGTGCTTGCTACAACAAAACCCGACTTCATCAGTAGGTTATCATCATTATAGACTGCTCTCTCTAACTTCTTCACTTTGTCTACTAATTCTTTCATTAGCATCAACATCTCATTTTCTTCACTCATTTTTCTCATCTCCTAGTTCTCCTTTGCTTTTTGGATATACTAATCCTCTAAGTTGTCTGTATAGAGTTTCGTATTCCTTTCTCAATTCAGATGCGGCAGCAATCAAGGAGACATTGGCCTCATCTATCTTATTCATTTTCTTGAGCATCTTCTTGTCTGACTTCATCATATCTAGCGACTTTAGTTCCTTTACTAAGTCACTCAATTTGGTAAAGTCCTGTCCCATATACTCACTAGGCTCAGATGTCTGAACCAATTTCTTCAGTTTCTTCTTTTGCTTAGGATTTACCTTTTGAAGTAAATCACTGTCTTCTTTCAATAGTTGGCTTTCCCACATTATCTCCGATTCCTCCTGTTGTATCTGTCTTCATTAAATTGACCATCTTCATCATAGTCCGATTGTCTTCTGGTAGTATCATAATCTCCTGTAAAACGATGGCCTCCTACTGTGTCCGTTATTTTACCGTTTTTTGTCATCTTCTTCCAATGCTTCTCGCATACCCTAAAACCACACATACCACTATCTGAGTATCTATCATTGTATGGAACTGAACACCAATATTCTGCACATTCTTTGCATTTGCCGGGATAGTTTGGGTTTTCTTTTGACTTTCTTCTATCCTCCATGCTTCCATCGGTTATGAATTCGCATTCAGGGCAATCAGCAGTTTTTGTTCTAACGTCTTGTTCGTCCTTCAAATCAACAGCATCAATAGGAGCAATCCAAGAAAGGTCATCGCTTCTGCTTCTATCTTTCTCATCTGGTCTGATTATAGTTTCTGGTCTTAGATTCTTTAGGACTTTCTTCCAGTTATCATATCCTTTGACCCATACATCTGAAGAGAATTCCTCTTTGACAACATGAGTATCATCTCCACAAGAATTGCACATATTTATTCCTCTTCTTCTTTCTTTCTTTTTGGCTGTTCAAGGAACGGCTTAGATGCCTCTCTCATTGTCTCGGTAGTTGCCCTTCTGGAATAAGGATTATCCTTATCCCTTCTTATTTTCTTATCGTCTTCTTCTTTTGCTTGCCTAACTCTTTCTCTTTGTGCTTCTTTGCTGGCTCTTTCATATTCATCGAGTAAAGTGCTATCTACATTGTCTTCCTCTAGCGATTGCATGTAGTCATCTATATTAGGAATGAAGCCTTTCATTATGGTTCGCTGTCCATCCACATCCTTCTTTGTCTCCATTAGATTCTTTCTAATGGTTTCCAAAGCCAAGTCAGTGTCTCTCTTTTCACCTGCCCCTAATGTGAGTATTCCCGACCAATCACTAGTTGCAGGTAGTTGATATCTGAATCCCTTTGCGCTGATGAATGCATCTAATAGAGTCATGCTTGCATCGTAATACATTATTATGCTCTTGTATAGTTTTTCCATTTGCTTGACCAGTCTACTATATCCTTTCTTTAGATGCTCATTATACTTGGATTGCATTTCTTCCTCGCTCAACCCTGCTATCTCCGGTGCATCTTCCAATAGTGTCTCCCAACTTTCTTTTATTTCTGCTACTATCTTTTCATCAGACCAATACTGTTCATCCACATCTTCTGCATCGAGGAAAAATCTATCTGACAATGCATCCCATGATGCAACCAGCATTCCAAGTTTGTCTAGTAATTTACTTAAATCCGATTCTGAGTTCAATGCTAGTAGGTCTTTGTATTCTATATTGTCGGGATATTGTCTTGATAGAACCTGTCTCGCTATTTGAGATACATCTGTCTTTGCTGTTCGTAAGGATTGCATGACTGTTCTTACATCCTTGGACTTCACTCTCTTCAGACTTGGTTTTATTTCCTTCATCTTTCTAACTACATCCTCAAACACATCTGGTTCCCTTAGCGCATTTACCACATCGGGATGTATGTTATCTCTTTCTCCAGATACGTTTAGAGTCATATTGTATAGGAATCTATTGTTGAGCATATTGTTTACTTGCAATCTTGTTTCGGTGGAACTAGATATCTCTTCAGCATTCAGTTCATCTATTAACTGCATCAATGCTTCTTCTTGGTTGTTTAGTTCTCTTTCTTGTCTTTTGACTCTTTGGCGTATCTTAGGCGAGAGTTTGTCTACTATTTCATCTGCATATTCTGACATGTTTAGTTGTCTTATTGCATTGACTAGAACAGCATTGACATTCTCCTGCCTACCTATACCTCCCTTGGAAGTGATTAGAAGAGGTCTATCTTTCTTCCCTGTTTTAACTTGCCTTTCCAAAGAATCTATTTGTTGTTTTATCTTGTCCTTTGTTATTGCCTTGTCTTTCTTGCTTGTTACGATAGGCTCTAGTTTGTTGTATTCTTCCACCCTCTTCTTGTAGTTCGCTATCCCTGTTGAGAAGGTGATGTCATATTCTGCATCTCCATCTCTTTGTCTCTCGTTTCTAGGCTTCTTAGATACTTTATCAGCCATTTTTCCCTCAGTCTTTTCTTCGGGTAACACCGGACGATATGAGAAAGTCCCAGTAAATGCAAAACGCATGTTACTCTTTATTTCATTGATTTCTTTCTCTAGAGGTCTTATTTTTTCATTTAGTTCCTTTGCTCTAGTCTGAGCCTCTTCCCCCATTCCCCCTTCTAGTTCTTTATATTCCTTCTTTAGTGGCTCTAATCTTTCCATGATTTCATCGTGGGTTTCTTTTAGTTCCTCTAACCTCGATATGATTTTCTCAAGGTTTTCTATTCTATTTTGATATGCTTTTTTGCTAGTCTTGTCAACTAGTTTCAATTCTTCCTTGAGTGATTTTATCTTCACCTTCATTTGCTTCTCTTCTTCTGCTGATAACTCAACATCAGACTGTTGGCTATCCTTTATTGCTTCATCAACCGCTTGCATTATAGTGGGAACAGGTGCGCTCAGTCCACTGATTTCCTCTAACCTAGATTCTAGTTTTCTGTATAATGGTCTGGATGTATAGTCTTCCTTTACAATAGGCATAGATTTCTCTATGATTATCGGCTTGGCCTTCAATACATCCATGAAACTCATGACTACCACTTGTTTTCTGTTCTTCTTCTTTGTTTCTTTGGTAGTCCGATATAGTCTGGTATATCTGCCATTCCGGGCTTTTCCTTTTTCACTGAGTTAGGGTCTGGGCCTATGTAATCCAAGTTTCTACTTGTGTTAACTTTACGCTCGCTGGCTTCTCTTTTTCTAGCCTTGACTAGTTCTCTTTCTAAATCTCTTACGCTTTTCTCACTCATCTTTCTCACCCTTCTTACCTTTATCTTTCGCTGCCTCTTTCATAGGCTCCGTTTTGTTTCCATCTCCATCTAAATCCAGAAAATCTGGCTTTTTCTTTTTCTTAACTATTTCTTCCCATTTCATAATTCCACATCTCTTAATGCTGTTCTTAGTGCGTTTATATCTGTACTATACCTTTGATTCTTTATCAGTTGCATTATCAGATAATTATTGTATGAATAATCATTACTGGAAATTACCTTTAGCATCTTCTCCTCTTCTTCGTCTGTGAATTTCTCTAACAAGTCTTTAGGTATATGTCTTTTGAGTTTTTGATGCTTATTTCTTTCTGTTTGCATATTCGGATAGTTTTTTCTTTTTAGTGCCGATACAGATGTGTTCCAGATATTATTGGATATGTCATCTACTCTGTATCTTTCATATAAGATTAGTTCTTTATACATATCAGAATAATCTTTGGCATGGTATACATAGTTATTAACTAGATTAGAATTGTCAGCATTTTTGTATTTTATGCTAATGTTGCTTCCTTGACTATATGCTCCATCCACTACAATTTTCAATAAGAAACCTATCCTTCTTTCTATTTCTTCCAACAGTTGTATTCTTGGATAACTGCCAACGAGTCTTCTTTCAACAGCATCACTATTCTCTATTGCTTCTATTTCTTCCCACGTAACCCATATATCCAAGAAGGATTCATTTTGCTCATTATCGGGTCTAACGTATCTAGACCACCAAGCCATAAGCGTATTAAAATTAGAAGATTTTAGCAGAACACTCTTCCACACTAACCAACCCTCCTTTCTGTCCTCTTGTCCACGTTTTGATTACCTGCTTCTTTAGGTAGTCCTGTGAATCTTTGGTCTGGACCTACACTCATGCTAGGTTTGTTTCTAGTCTGTCCCTTTACTTCTGCTGGCTTACCTGCTTCCTCTTTAGTAGGTCTAGTTCCTTGTTCCATCATTTGTCCTAATTGTGATTGGTCTATGTTGGTTCCTGCATAGGGGTCTAATTCTATTTCCTCATCCTTATCCTTCTTTCCTTCTTGCATTTCTGGAGGAGGCTTCTCAAACGTAAATCTTCCTTCATCGTCCATATCAACCTCGAAACCTAGATTCTTTATTGATGCTGCAATATTTACTTCGATTTCTCTCTTCCTTAGTTTTGCTATTGCATCTTCCTCTTCCGATGGAGGTAGTTTCAATTGCCAATCTGTAATACCAAACTCCTTGGTTATGAAAGGTAAAACATATTCATTGTAAAGTGTCTGAGCCATCTCTACTGCCCTATTGGTCACAAGTATCTGCATACCCTCATTATTCAATCCGCCACTAGCAGAATTATCAGACATGAATATCTTGCTTACTCCGTAGAATGCTGATATTCTATCTCTTAGGTCGTCCTTAACAGAAACGTAATCCATTTCCTTCAGACTATCCATGAACTTAATCCACTCAATAGAACCCTTACCGTTTTCTGCCTCAATACCCATAACAGGTATGAAGTGAGGGTCTTGCTCCATCTTTTCTTTGACTCCTCGCCAGAAGGATTTCATTGAGTCTATATTTCTAGTCTGCACCGCAAGAAGTCCTCTAGGCATTCTGCTCTTGGAATATGATGAATTGACGTAGTTCTCCATAGCAAGTAAAGTGGTTATGTGATTCCATAATGTCAATACAGGAGATAGCCCATACAATCTACTTGGGTTGTATTTACTGAAGTGAAGAACCTCACCCTCGATGTAATACTGTTCCTTTCCGTTCACTCTATTCACATAATGGACAGGGTACATCATATCCCCGCATATCTCACAATGTCCAACTGGGTCTTCTGTGATTTGGTCCCTGTGCTTGATACAAGTGAAGCCAGAATTACCCTTGTCACCATTCATGTCTGAATGGATGTGCATGGTCACAGGGTCGCCACGATATATCTGATTTATCTTATGCATTCTTATTTTACCAGCATTGTCAATATAGTATTCCTTGACCAATATGATATATGCGTCATCCATGATGTTTAGGTCATCCTCTAATTCCTTCAATACGTCAATGAACAATTGCTCAGATGAATTGACATATCTATCTAGGAATTTGTGAGCATATTTTAATTGGCTTTTGTCTGGTTTCTTTAGTTCCATAGAACCACAATCAGCACACTGTTTTACTGCGCTTTGATGCTCGTTGCCACATTCACCGCATTTTGATGTGAACTTCTCTTCCCATGTATATCCTCTTCTGAATATCTCATTCTTCAACTGGGTTGTGCAAGTTCTGACTATTACAGAAGACTGAGCAACATGATAGAGTATTGGTGAAGTTATCATATAACTTGTATCTTTTTCTTGTATGCCGGGATTGAATATCTTCCTATCTTCCGGCTTTGGGGTCGCCCTCCTAAATAGATTAGTGAGGGTGAATCTTCTTCTCTCTTGCACCATTTCTAGAACTCCATTTTACTGTTCTGTTCGAGTTTAGAAATATTATCTATGTCAATATCCCATGCCTTCCAATCGAATTTGCTGTTATCACTATGATTATAATACTTCATCAATTTGAATAACTCTCCCTTTCTTTCTTTATACCAATCTTCTTTCTTATTTTCTTTTTTAATCTTAATTAATTCTAATAATACTTTAGCATTATTTTTCTTTAATTTAAAATGTGGTAAGCATTTGGTCAATAAGTCTGTTATTTCTGTACCGGAATAGAAATTAAGTCTGTTTATTAGTCTGGTATCTTGTGGAGATTTTTGGTCTAAATGCAATCTTCCCATCCCTATTGATTTGTGCATCTCCAACATGAATGCCTTTCCTCTATTTCCTGTCGCTACTAAACCTACTCTTGGGTTATGATTTTTATCCATTGTAATATATCCATCTGAATCAATAAAGGCAGCAGTATAAGCCCATATATTCTTTTTAATCTCATCATTTATTTTATAGTAAGCACCATCAACACTTGTTATATTTTCGTCTTTTGCTAATTTTGCTATTATTCTGGAAGAACTTCTGTTTTGTAGTTTCTTAGGTAACTGGTCATGTATCTGTCTAGCAGATATACCCGGATTATAACAAACAGAATCTAGGATGGCCTTCCTAATCTCGTCTTTAGGAGATGTGCTTATAGGGGTTTCCTTTAGCAATAATTTGAAGGCTTTCTTTTCATTAGTCATCTGCTTTGTTAGACTAGCGTATTCTTTATTGAATGGTATTTCCTTTCTTTCTAGACTTGCTTCCCAATATTTGCATAGGCTATCTACCATCTTTCTTCTCTTCTCTTCCTCTTTTACTAGATACAACTTATACAACTGCTCCTCGTTCAATACCATAGATTGTAGTGGAACCTTGTATTTCTTAATCCAATGAATGCTATCTATGCACTTGCCTAAATGGTCGGTGTAAGCATCTATCAGATTGTCTATTGACTTTGTGAACTGTACCTTCTGACTTCCCTTCAAGGTTCTTCGGTATGTTCTCATCTCCTTGACGATAGAAGGAACATCCTTTCCTTTGATTAGGTATCTTCTGGGATATGTGAACAGTGTATTCTTTGCTTGAGATAAGTTAATTTCTCTTTCACTTGCGAACAACTTGATTAGGTCATCATCCCCCATCAAAGGTTGAGATGCTAACCAATCAGATGCATTCTTAGTTTCTTCTATTGCTATTTGTAATTCTCTTTCTGCTTCTTTTGCCTCTTCATCGGCAGCGTCTAGTTTATCAGCAGTTTCACGCATTTGCTCCGTCAATTCACTCATTACTCTCACCTCTTCAAAAGTTCAAACCTGCTATTCCCACAGGAAGTCCAATAGAAGGCTTTTGTGGGCCATCAAATAATTCTAGGTCGTCTAGTAGCATAAAGGACTCAGAAGGCGTTTGAGAGGCCGCATTTGCTAAAGCAAGGGCCATTACCAAGTCATCGTGCGCTCCAACTCCCTCAAACTTACCAGAATCAGTGATTGAAAACATGGATAGTTCCTCGATAATATTCATCGTCATCTTCCTACTATTGTTATCCCCATAGGGTAGGTGTATTTTGTTATTCTCGAAATTCATCTGAAGACCCAAGATGATTTCTTGCTTTTTTCTCCTTGTTGTATTGAAGTCTCTAACATTCATATCGGTAACGCTTCTCAACTCTTGCGTAAATGCCTTTGCGAATGTATTTGTCTCATACAAAACCACTTCTGGCTGAAATATCTGACCAATCAATTTAAGTTTCTCTATATTCTCTCTAAACTGCACGTTTTTGGCCCTATCTATGTGAACAATTGACTTATTCATGTTCTCATCTACCTCTAAGACTATGATTACGTTGTAATCTCCGTCTGTTGAGATGGCAGGGTCAACACCAACGTAGTATTTGTAGCCTTTATCCCTTCTATTGCCTAATCTCAATATCAAATGCTCATTTTTCGCATTTTCCAAGTGTTCTTGTCCAAATAATGCCGTTCCTGTTGATATTGGTATGCACAAATACTCTCTAGTGAATTTTAGAGAGCCTATTTCTGCTTTTCTCTGCATCAATGCTTCATAATTCCACCTTTCCGGCCAAAGAGGGTCATTATTTGAGTCTAAACATGGGTATTTTCTAACGGTATACGCTGCATTTTCCTCTAATTGAGTAAAAATATCAGTATATGTGAACGGAGTGCCTATCATTCTAAGATTAGCAGTATGATGAAGCGTAGGTATCATGTCTCCAAAGAACCAATCAGTAACTCTATTGATTCCAGCCAAACTAAACTCCTTCAAGGGGTCGTCAATGATAATCTCCTGTGGGTGAAGACCACGAATCTGAGAACCTACCGACCTTTCTAGAATAGAATTGCCGTTTGTCAACTGGATGTTACCTATCGCCCATCCTCTAGATGGCCTAAATTTCTTGAGTTGTGGTATGTTGAAATATCTATCAATCTCTCTCATGTGAACGAGTGTCTGCTTTTGGTTAGATGATATGTATAGCATCTGATATGGTGGTTCTTGGAATACTAAATTCCATACTACCCATGAGTGCATGAATACTGACTTTCCGTGGTCACGGCTACAAACAATAACTGTTCTATCTGTATTCTCCATTGTTTCTAACCATTCTTGCATGTATTCTGGGTACATCATACCCAGTACATTCTGAAAGAAATATGGAAATGAGTTCTTAGATAACTCCATATCCATTGTGTGAGAGAAATTTAGGTCTTCCATCCCACTCATTAATCTCTCTCCTACTGTGGAACTCCTCTTTTGTCTGTGGATTCTGCCTCACAGGTCTGCCAGAATTTTAGAAGTTCTCTCATTGCTTTGACATTAGCATCTAACTCACTTATGCTTGGAGGAGTCAAACCCTCTTCTATCATAGCATCATTCATCAGTTCCATACCATCCTCATCTATGTTTTCCAAAAGTAGTAGTAGAGTATCTGATTCTTCGTTGTTCTTGCAATTTATACCCATGATGAATTCTTGAATATCTTCATGCACATTTCTGTAATTGGGCATTAACTTGAATTTCTCCTGTGTATATTCACAACAGTTCCTATGTTGAGTATGCGGTTTCATCGTTCTTTTCATCCAATCTTCTACTTCCATTGGCCTGTTCAATATTCTTCTCGCTTCATCATAATCATCTTCTTTTATGATTTTAAACCAACTCATATCAATATCCCCTGTTCATTTTACTCGGTTTCATCAACTCTCTTGCTTTCTGGCAGCAGTATCTTATTTTCTGTGTTGATTGCAAATACCAAAAAGTATCTTTCTCCAACCCAAATTTGTTTTCTATGTGGTTACATAGTTCCCTTCTTGTCATTTTCTCAAAATCACTGTCTATCTCTAATCCTAGAATTGGTCCTGTTTCTGGAGGCATCTTACTATCTAAGTAGACATAGACATGACCCATCAAAGCAATTGCCTTGCTTATCATCTTATGCCTTAATTTCATTTTATCACCTATACATTGCCTTTACATGATAGATAACATCTTCATTTGTTCCATGTTTCTTAGCAAGCGACTCTAGACTATCTATCTCTTCTACTATGTTTGTTATATCATGTGCTGTCAATTGAATACCATATTCTGATTTCATCAAATCAATAGTATCATTTACACTATCATAGGATTCGACATCACATATTCCATAGTATGTGGGCTTATTCATCATCTTTCTTATTGCGTCATGAGCATCCAACAATTGCCCCTGTGGACCTGCTAGTTTTGTTCGCTTGTTGAAGTCATCATGTAGTTCCTTGAATTCTGCAATAGAATCCTCCTTAGTTTTATCCTTCTTCATCTCGGAGGAGACTGAGTATATCATTGCTATGAGTTTACCATAGTTACCTGCAACGTCCTCTTTGCTTGTCAATTCAGATATCTTCTTCCCATCTAGGTAGTAGTTTTCCAAATTTATGTTACTATTCTTACTGGACATGTTTCTTAGCCTATTGGCAAAGTATGTTCTGTCCTTCTCCCTGTCCTTTGGAAATAAGTCGCTGAGTATATCCAACACCCTTTCCACTTTTGCTATTGTTTTCTTGAATCCTTTTTCTGATGGAGTTGCCCTAAGTATTCTTCTGTATTCATTTATGTCTTCCAAATCAGCATTGCTGATGAAGGCAGTGTATTCTGATATATACGCTGCTTGTAGCAGTTGTGCTACTTCGTTCTTCCCATGAGTTGTTAGTGCTGATGATGCTTTCCTATCTAGATACTTAGGTAGTGAATCGAATCGCAACATGTTGTCTGTTATTGGGTCAACGTAGTATTCCTCGGCTAATTCTAATAATTCCATGATTGCATCTGTGAATTTACCTAAGTCTTTCAATTTTCCACTTCTACCCAATGAAGTGGATTGAAAGGCCGTTGTTTGTTTGGCCTTTTCTTCCCTCTCACTTTGGCTACCAGTTATTCCATAGTCTTCTTGAAGCCAATGATAGGGCAGTAGGGTTCTATCCTCCGGTAGTTCTATTATTTCTGATATCGCCTTAATCATCTTGACATGGAAGGTTTCTATCTTATCATAGTCTAACGGTTCACCCGAATAATATCTGTCGTATAGTTTAGATACGCTAGGTGTCAAAGGAACGAAGTAAACCTCCCTATCTATATCAGATGCTTGGTCTTGTAGTTCCTCTAAATCTTCTAGTAGTTCATTGAAAACACCTACCATTGTTGGGTTATCCTGCTCTACTCCTTGAATTATTATTCTGATATCATTAGCCATTCTATCCCTTGAGTTCTTGGTATGTGCCTGTCTAAGTATTCCCTTGTCTGCTGCTATTGCATAAAGTGGGTCCACTTCTTCAATTAGAGTCAATTTGTCTATGTTCATGCTCCATTCCTTTTCCTTCAATTCTTCTGAAGACATTGGTTGTAGGTCTATTTCTGCTGCTAGAGTGCCTTCTTCCTCGCTTCCATATCCAGACATGAATCTCCTATTGAAATCCTCTTCATCCCCTTCTTGTTGTTGTCTCCTAGCCATCCTTTCGTCTTCGCTTTCAGTGGAAACGTTTTCACTGTATGATGTGTCTTTTTCGTCTAGTATGTGCTTCAAGTAATTATACATGATATTTGAAGCAGCAAGAGAAGAACCACTATCTGTGTCTGGGTATGTGGGTATCTTGACAGGAGATAGTTTCACAATGTAATTCATTCCGTCCATTTCTTTGTATAGTTTGAATAGTGTTTCTAAGTCATCATTCAAATCCTCTACTATGAAATCATCAGTCTTTAAATTCAGTTCACCAGTTTCTATGTTTTCTACAATCCTATCCCAAGATAGCATGATGTATTTTATCTTCTTCTTCATATCAGAATATACAGAATGTTTCTTCTTGAAGTAATCATAGACCTTCTTCCTTGAATTCAGTAGTCGCATGTCCATTTCTCCAAAGACATCCTCAAAATCAATAGACATTTTATCTGCATTGTCTATCTTCGATGATACCTTTGTTTCTAGAACTGCTAGTGCAGACCTAAAGTTAGGGTTTATGTTCTTTAGTTGGTCTATGACTCCAAGTATCTCTTCATCCTTGTAGCCTTTGTTCCTAGTGATGTTTTCTAGTCTTATGCCAGACTTCAAATCCTTTATTTTCAACTTCTCTCCTTTGTGTCTAAAATACACACCTAGAGAATCTAGAGAAGACTCCTTTGCCTGTTCCAAATCATCACTTATGCTAGACATAAACTTGTCAATGTATTCGGAGTTGAATCCCTTGTCTAACAATATCTTCCTGTAACTATCCTTGGTCTTTGAGTCCTTTACTTCTTGAGGTATATGACTCAGACTAAAATCAAGATTAGGAAGATTTCTACGGAAGTTCTTGGCCTCATCCCCATATTGCCTTCTAAATGGGCGAAGTGACATTGTGATGTAATCTTGAACTATCTTCATTGCACCACCGACACTACCCCTGCTTCTTGTAAGTCTCTAATCATCTTTGTTGCTTTAGTGGCAGAACCATCTTTTCTCTTTTCTGTATACACTAATTTGTCTTGATATGTCTTTGGCCTAGTAACTATATCTTCGACTCTTTGCTTTACTGCCTCTATGAATGAATTTACTATATCCCCGAAGTTCTGTATTGCTGCTGCTTTTACCTCATCAAATAGAACATCCTCTTCTTCATACTCATCTGGATTAAGCCAATCTTGTATCTTTTCATACAAGTCTGTTTGACCATAATACCAATCGAGAAGCGCAATTATGTGGAATATGTCTAGAACGTTAAGACCTGCTGTTGATGATAGGTCATACTCTTCGTCATATTCTTCTTCTATCTTGCTCCAAGAACTATCCTCTACGCTAATAGAAACTTTTTCTGAGTCCATTCTCAAAGCCCTAAAGTCACGGTTCAACCTATCTGTTGTTTCCTTGTCTAAACCTGTTACTTTGAGTTTGTAGAACTCTCCTACCTTATTGAACAACGATACTCCCTTTTCTTCTGCCTCGTCCATCAAATCATACATTGAGTCTGCCAAGGAATCTGGTATGTTTTCATATATCTGCTCCAAAGCCTGTTTATGTTCTGATTGAGTATCGTATTCGTCCATCCTATCTTTTATTTCCTCAAGTTTCTGTGCTTCTTCCTCGCTGAACATATTCTGCTTATCAACATAGAATTCTATTATAGTGTCCAAGGTGGACTTGAGACTACCTCCCTTTCTGTTCACTCTTCTAACGAACTCGGACATTCTTCCTTTGGATGCTCCTGTAAACAATTTCTGCAATTCTCTAAAGTCAGATGGGTTTATTCCTTGTTCCTCTAAGTCAAAGTCTTCTTCTCCCATCAGAACCATTCTAACAAAATTAGGAACTATCTTCTCCTTGGTTTGCTTTACCCCTTCTTCCATCAAGGCGTTTATGTCTAATGACGGATTGATTAGTATTGCTCTCAATGCAGAAGGAATCAATACCTTTCCTTGTGGCATTAGCAATGCCTTTCTTGCAGCGACAGTGGCACCAGAACTTTTTAGATTAGGTTTAGGCATGAACTCAGAAGACCTCCTCCACCTTGGTTTTGTAAGCAATGATAGGTATTTTACTGCGTCTTCTCCAGTGTTAACGTTAACTGTGAATCTCTTATTGGTAAATGGGTCAGTGGCTTCTTCTGCTGCCCTACTGGTTAACAAGCCAAATATAGCAACTAAAGGTGCTAACTGAACTCGGCCTTCTGTCTTGTAGCCTAGAGGTTTCTTTTTCTTTCCTTCCATGAACCATGCTGATGTCTTCTTGTAGTCATCTACACTCATTCTATCTGGCAAGTCAGTAACGAAGATTTTTCTGCCATCAATCTCTTCTTGTTTAATTTCTCCCTCTATGTATTCGGGCGGTTCGTCAACAGTCAATAGTTTTCTGCTAGAGGTATCTACCCAATAGAAGTCTTTCTTGTTCTCGTTGATGAAGTTCTTAACATCGTCTTCTAGTTCTTTGACTGCTTTTATTTTCTCTCTAGAGTTTCTTTGTCGGCGTATTTCTGTTGTGCCAATAAATTCTTTGAATCTATCCATGTCTTCTTCTTCTAATATGTCCTTCAAAGTTTCCTTTATTCTTCCAGCCATTTTACCGGGCTGTTGCTCTTTTCTATATTCATCTAGGATTTCCTTGAGTGCTTTGTATGCTTTCTCGGCATTCTCTATTATCTTGTCTCTATCTTCCTTGTTATAGTTGGTGCTAACGTTTCCTTCAGATAGCCTCTTTGTCTCATCAACCGCATTCTTCAGACCTTTCTTATCGGGTAGTTTAGCCATGCCAATTATAGAAGACAATCCCTTGTCATCACTAAGCATTGGTTCTATTGCTTCCTTTTGAGGTAAAGCCTTCAATACGTCTAGCCACATCTAAATCTATCCTTCAGCCAATGCACCGCCTTCATACCCCATATATGGAGCATCGGGTTGTTTCAATACTTTCGCTTTGAAACCATAGGGAATCATTTCCCCTCTTGGTCCCTCTTCCATTTCCTCGCTAAAGAAAACTGCTCTAGGCATATCAACCTGCATTGTTGCTTCCCTATAACCTTCGTTGGTTATTCTTGGATAGCCCCTATTGCTAGGAGAAATGTCATCTCTCATTGAGCCATAGTCAACAAGACCCTTCTGCTCTAATCCTCTTAGGTACTTGCTGTTGCTTTCTTTCTTCAACGGCCCTATACGGAATTCATCGAACAGTCTTATTCTATTCTTACGTTCTCTAGGTTTTCTTTGTTCTGCAAATATACCTAGAATTGCTAGTGCTGCTGCCTCCCCGTTGTTTAGTTGATAATTACCGGGATTGGTTTCAAACTTATCCTTCATGTATTCTTCTCCAATCCTTGAAAGAAGATTACTTTCCGGTGGTATGGTTACTTCCACCTTTGGTATTGCCCCGTATTTGATTACCTCTACTCCTATCTGATTTGGAGTTAGTTGCAAGGAATTCATTCCCATTCCCCATTGCACTTCTGTAACTGATTCGGGGTCATCTCGATTCAATGTATCTCTAGTCCTCATCATCTCCCAACCCTCACCTACTAATTCTCCGTTGGTTATATTCATTATAGCCCAAAATCCTACACCCTTTCCTTTTAGTTTAGGTGTGAAAGTTTGGTCTTTCTCGAAAAATATCTTTCTAGATACAGTAGGCCATAGTTCTTCCCAAGGAGCATCCTTAGCCATAATCAAATCTTCTAGGTATGGTATGTCTCCGGGTGCGAAGAATTTCCAAGTAGTTCCTCTAAATGTCATTGGTGGAGGAGCCTTTACAATATCAAACCACTTCATTCAATCACCTCAATTATACTTGAATTTTTTATTAAGCATTTCTTTTCTTGCTTGACAACCGCAATCACGACCAGTTTTCTCAGAAACATAATCAACGGCTTTCTTTATTCCTGTCTTGGTGGTTATCCTTTCTATGGTATCACCAAGACCCTCATCTTGCTTCAACAGTTTTTTCCAACTCATTCTACCTTCTCCATTTCTTCAAACATTTCCGCTAGGAAACTCATGAACATTTGACATGTTGATTCTGGCCTCATTGTAACTTCTCCTCCATCTTTGATTTAACATCTAACCATACTTGAGGGTGATTCTGCGCTAATACTTCTTTAACAATCTGCATTTGTGTAACAATAACTGTATCTTGTCTTTTATGTATAAGTTTACCTTTGAACTCCATAAGATATCTAAGACTCTCTCTTATTTCTTTTGCCATCTTAGTCAAACTATCTACATATTTAGGATTCATATCTTCTTGGTCGAATAATATGTCTATTTTTTGTTCCAGTCTTGATATGTTCCTAGATAGAGACTCAATCTCGTCTACCTCTCTCATCGCTATAATATTTGCTGCTGATTTTTGAACGAGTGGTTGAAGATGTTTTGTCATATGTCTCTTAACTTGTTCTTCGGTGCAATCTACCATTTTTGCCACTGCATTAGGGGTAATATGGCCTTGACCTAGTTGTTCTTCTATAAGGGGTCTTAATTCATGTGTGCATATTTTACAACGTGGATTTGAAGCATCATGATAATCCCCCATGTGGTTTCTCATGTGTTTAGATGTGGTTCCACTAGGCCATCCTTCCATCTTATCCAAGTCATCGGGTGCTATGTTCATTGTTTCCAATTGTGCTTCTAAGGCATCACGGTTCTCATGATTGCATAACTTACATCTTCTTCTAGTTACCATGCTATCATTTCCCTCCACGATTTCTTTACTTCTTTCTTCTTCTCACTAGGAGGGGTATAGCCTTTGAGATAGACTGGTCCCTTTGCAGACCTTCTTGCTACTTTACCCGTTTCTAAGAATAGACTCTTAACTATGCCTCTAGTTATGTCAAGGGAATAACCCTTGACCTTCCCTACTATCTCCTCATCAATTCCATAGACATCTTTTATTTGATTAGACTCACTAGGAGTAGCAGTAAAGGAAAGTCTATCCCTAAACAATCTAGCAATTTGGTCATCTCTAATATTGCCTGTCTTTGGATTTACCCCTTGACCTAGTTGAGTTGTTGTTCCTAGTAGATTCAATATGGTTTCCTTTATGTCGGATATCTCAAACAGTTCCTTGGCAAGACCTCCTTTGGCAACACCTCTCAATCTCAGTTTTACATGCTCTATCTCTACATCATCAATCATGTCTTCTGCCATTTCCAATACAGAAAGCAATCCCACTTTGATATCTTTGCCAGAATCTCCCTCCGTTGAAAATAATGCTTGCCACATTGGAGGCTTTGATTCGTTCTTCTTGGTCTTGTAGTAACTGCTATCTACTGGGTCAATTGTTTCCTCAAACTTCTTTGTATCGAATACCTTAGCCTTTAGATTTCTAAACTTGAAATAATCGGGAGTCCTGTAATGCCCATAGAATCTTTTTGTGTGCTTTTCCTTGTCATAGGCAGCAGTTTTCTTATTGACTCGCCTATAAATTGGAACTGTGAATGGTATGTTTCTTGGGTCAGCATCAGTTCCTTGAATGTCTTCTAGTTTCTGTTTTGCATCCATAACGTCGTCTTTGAATGACTCAGTGATTAAAGACGGTCCTTCAACCAAATCATCTATCTCCCTAAGCAATTTCCCTATGCCTTCTTCTTCGCTAACTGGATTCTTTGCTTGTGGACGTTGCGCTGCTGGTAATCCATGATTTGAGATAACCTTGAAAAGATTCTCTCCCCCTTTTATTCCCATTTCCTTGGACGACATACCTTGACATTCTGATTTCCATTTCTTGTAGACTGTTCTGAATTGTTCTACATCGAAGGTTTGTGTGACTACTACCTCTTCACCATCAGAATTAGTTATTCTAACTGTCCTTTTGGATTTCTTAGTCTTTGGCAATCTCGTCTTCCTCCTCATCATCTTCCTCTTGATTGAGGTTCTTCCTATTCATTTTGCTACCATAAACTATGTTCATCAATGGATTAGCACCATGACCACCAAATACAACTGCTCCGCCCTCTTTGAGAACAGACCACCATTTCATTCCAATCACTCCAATTCTTGTAATCTGTTGATTGAATCAGAAACGCTGCGAAGTTGTTCCTCTAGTTTCTTAACCCCTAATTGCCTAGTTACCCGATAGTGTGCTTCTGCCTCATCTATCATCTGCTGAACCATTTGATTCATATCAGCGACATTCTCATTTGCTGAGAATATCATAGGGTAATTCCTTTGTATGTTTACAAGGGTCGCTTTCAACCCTTGATAACTTGGCATGGGTTTGCTCATCATGTCTTCCAACTCTTTCACTGCGCTTGCATCTTTCAATATATCTCTCCAACTCATAAATCATCTTCCTCCTGTTCAAAACCGAATCTTTCTACTTTCTTTCCTTCTACTGTTTCCCTGTAATCTCGGAACCTTTCTCTCAACCTTTCGTTTCTGGTCATTTCTTCCGGGTCTGGCACATTACCTGCACCAAGGGGATTTTCTACGTCTTCTTGTAGTTCTTCTGTAAATGATGCTATCTGTCTTTTACAGTTCTGATGATTCTCGAACAACGTTGGTTCTTTTATTCCCAATGCTCTCTTTCTCTTTTCATCTAGGATTTTCTTTGGTTTTATTTCCACTTCTACTATCTCGAAACTATTAGACTCCATGCTTCTGCTTAGTTGGTCACAAGTCAAATCTTCTATCTTCTTCCTAATATCATAGTCGGTCAATCCCAAGTAGTCTCCTGCTTCTATGACTACCAAATTGTATAGATGTTCTCTTAGTTCGTCGCAACATGGGTCTGCATCGGGGTTGACCATCATTTGCCTCTTGTAGTATTCCTTTGCAGGTTGCTTCCTACCACCTGTTCCTCTCATGATTCTTTGCCATTTTGGATTTATTCTGGTTATCTTCTCATCTGGTGAAAGACCATCATCCTCATCCTCATCATCATCAAAGGTATCGAATATCTTCAATACGTTCATCCACTTCTTGATTTGTGTTGGCATTTTGATGAAGACCCCCGTTCTATCCTTTTCTTCCACCGTGTCAAGTATTTCTTTTAGATAACCAAATATTTCACTATCGTTATTGAGATTCTGGTCATTATACCTCACTAACCCAAGTGCCTCTAAGGAATCCGCTACTTTAGAATTTACGGCATTTGCTACATGAATATATTTATTGAAACTAGTAGGTTCGTTTTCATACATAAACTTGCTAAAATTGATGTTTTTGCTGTATTTTAATATGTCTCTATATGCCTTGTCCTTTTCTGGTGTCCATTGTAGGTCATCTAGTATTTGTTGTTCCATTCTTCTAAATTTGCCATTTTTGTATAGTTCCGGGTAGTTTGCTCTCAACCACTTACTTTGTGTCTCTCCAGTCATATCCTCACTGGCAGTCAAGTTATAGCCAACTGGTATTGGTTGACTTCTATTTGCTGGATTCACGGTGAATTGTATTGGAGGTAACTTCAGCCTTCTAGTCAATTCCTGTATCTGGCTGAAGAACGGCTTTCCCATTAATTTACCACGTTCCGTCATTCCTCCCTTTCTATCGGAAGTCTTCATTGAGTTCTTTTCTGGCTTATGTTTCATTTTGTCACGCATTGAGACAAGACCCATGTATAGGAGTATTCTGTCTGCCTTAATCGCTACTGTGCGAACAGCCAAGGGATGTCTTATTCCTTCATCCTCAACATAGTAGACATATGATAGATATTTTTCTGGGTTGAATAGTCTGTATAGCAACGTTCCCCCATTTCCTCTAAATGCTGCTTTTGGAAAAGCCTGTATTGGATTATAGCCAAATCTCTTGAGGTATTGATAGACCATCTGCTGTGCCTCATCTTCAGTCATCAAATCAAAACCATACTTCATTCAATCCCTCCTGTAATACTTGGTCTTTCCAGTTCTGCCTACTGAAGATTCTTCTTTAGACCTTAGACCATAATCATCTATTCTATTCTTTATGACCTGCTCTAGATTTGATATGTCATACTTAAGACCCGGATTTGCCTTCTTGACTTGCTTTGAAATATCGGATAGAGAATACCATTCGCCTTCTTTCATGGCATCCTTTACCTGTTTGTTCAATAAGTCATAGAATTCTATGCTTCTCTTTCCATGTTTCTTGCGAATGTAATCAAGATGTCTCATGTCGTTTGGTTCTGCATACTTCTCAGCAAGAAGTTCAAAC